TCTCTTGCTTTTTGCCATACATTCGAAAATCTAATTTCAGGGTCATAGGGCAATGGCAATGTAGGTGGAAGTTTAATCCATTTTTCTTCAAGAACATCGTAAATCGCATCATGTGAAATAGGTTTCAAATCAAATCTAAAATAGTAATTTATTGGATGAAGAGTAGTATCATAATTTTCTCCATTCAAATCTCCAACATATTCTCTCAATAACTGCAAATCAACTTCATCTATTATATTGGAATTCATTACAACAGTAACATCAATATCAGAATCAGGTCTCCACTGGTATGTGCAAATCCCTCCTACCAGATAAACCTTGTCAACAACTGAAGTCATACTCATAGCCAGAATATCATTTATGTAATCTTTTAATCTTTTCAAAATTTCATTTTTTACTTCTTCTTTCAGCACAGGTGGGTCTTTAGACACATCCCAGATTTTTGTCTCAAGTGTATGTCGTGGCACATCAAGAACACTCTGAAATTTTATAATCTTCATTTAATTTCCTCCACATACTTTTCTTTTATCATATTCATCCCTTTGAAAATTATGTCCCTTATCTCTGTGCAATTTATTAAAACTTTCGTTATAGACTCAACTGACCTTTCGTAAAGTGTGCTAATAAATGGAGATATGTAATCAGAACCCTGATGCTTGTAAACATTCATAACAATTCTAATAGCCAAATCAACATCACAAACAACACAGTGAATCAACTCATGTAATACTGAAACAGCCACCTGCTGTAGCATTGCGTTTAAATTCTTATCAGACAGATATGGATTCAAATACAATGTAGCTTCTTTATTTATTGAATCTAAATCTATACTCGCATATGTTTTATCATCTTTTCCTTTCTGAAATTTAAAAATAATTCTCCAATTCTCCAAATTCAAAACAGAAATAAACTCCTCAATCAGAAATTCTGAAAATTCCTTTAACAATTTTCTCTTTACGCTCTGTTTCATAATTCCACTTTTAATTTCATCCAATTTTTGTTTTTATTATTATATACAAATACATCAACAATAGCTGGTCCCGTGCTCTGTTCATGATAACCTCTTTTTTCTTCATATGAAACTCCAGAATCTTTGTTCGGAACTCTTCCCAATTTGAAACTACCTGACCTTATAAACACAACATCCTTTTTGTGTATTCTGTCTGATTTGGAGTAGTAATATCTAACTCTTTTTGAACCAGCAAGAGAATGAACATGACCAGCAACATATATGTCAGCAATAAATGATTCAGCCATTTCCTCAATTCTATTCAATTTCGCTCCTGTTCTCCTTCCATATCCCCATCCATGAGAAGCATATATAACAACTGAAGAGACATGTTTGTCGTAAGCTTTTGTTCTAAATTTTAATTTTGCCATAACTTCGAATCCAACATTCGGTAAATTAAGAGAATCTGAAATCCAATCCATAACAGGCTGTCCAGATTTTTGTTCCATTGTTTCTTCATGATTACCCTTTAACAAGAAAAGTCCTTTATCTGCTATTGGTTTCAATGTTTTCACTATCTGATTTGTTGTCCATTGTCCAATAAATTTTATATCCTTTAACTGCTGAAACAAATCTTTCTTTTCTTTTAGAGCCTCATAATCAAGCAATTCCAAATCGAATCTTCTATCAGCTATCCCAATATAATCTCCGTAATCCCCCATACCTATCCAATAGGCATTTGGAGTATTCTTTATTTCATCTATTGTCTCTTTCAATTTCTTTTTATCACACAAAATAGTTGCTATATGTAAATCACCAATAAAATACAATCGAACTCTTGCAGGAGTTCTCGGTATGTATATTACTCTGGATATAGCCTTCATATATCTTCTTCACTTTAATCACAATCACACGGTTTAATAACTTTCTTTGGCATTGGCTTTTTGGATTCAGTCTTCACAATTGTAGATTTTCTGACAGAATATCCTCTCACATTTTCCGTTTTTGTCAAATCAACTGAATCATATTGATACCATTTCATCAACTGTTCTTTATAAGGCAATTCAAGAATATCAAATCCTTCATATATAAGAGTATAACCTGTCTCGAATGCTTCATCAAAACTCATCCTCAAAGTATGTGTGTCAATTTCTTCTCCGTTTTCATTTTCAATAGCAATTGGCACAATAGTTTTATATCCAATCACTCCTTCATAATCAGGATTTTCATCCATTAAATCTCTACATTCAGGGTCAACTTCATTTTTCAAAACATAATCAATCACATCATAAAGGTCATAAGCTTTTACCTTTATTATCTTATAATAATTACCCCCTCTTCTGTGCTTACTTTCCTCTTCAAAGAAAAACTTCACCAAATACCATTTGGGCTCTCTTTGTGAAAGTTTTCTTGACATTCCTTTCATTTTAACATCTCCTTTCTTTTCCACACTTCCTGTCTTTGTCAAATCAGTAAGAGGTCTCCACCATTCTGGAGGTTCAAAATCTTTCTCCATCTCTGTTACCTCAAATCCACCATACATAAAACTATAACCTTTCTCAAGTGCTTCATCCATATCCATATCAAACTTTTCTAAATCTACTTTTTCACCATTTTCATCATATATAATAACAGGGTCTTCTGATTCATATTCAACAAAGTCCACATCTGAATTCACTTCAACGAAACTGTCTCTATATTCAGGGTCAAAAGTCCCAAGAATATAATCAATCACCTCATCCATATCATAAGCTTTTATATACTCCCTCGCACTATAAACTTCTTCAGATTCTGTGCCATATTCACTAACACTTGTATAAAAATATCTTACTTGATACCACCTGGCGTCATTCATAATATTACCTCCTTTTAAAGAGTATCAATGAATATTTTGCATTTGAGAACAAACCCAACATTATGCCTGTTCTGTTATATTCTAATCCACCAAACACTCCAATTGCGGGATCGGAGTTTCCAGCAACTCCGTAATACAGATGAAATCTGCTCCAGAAAGATTCAGGCTTTTTATAAAATTCCACCTCTGATTTGTAGTGTTTATTAAATAAAGGGTCATAAACATCAACTAAAACTCCTTTCTCTGATTTCAAAATATCAATCCGAATCTTCCTCTCCAGCAATTTATACCAAAATGTTTGCGTAGCAAAATAGTATCTAATTGAAACAACTGAATCAGAATATTCAGCAAACTCCTCTGTTACAGTGTCTGCCTCAGATGAATTCACAATACTATCTAACTCAAACTTTATAGAAATGTATTCATTATATAACCACTTGTATTTTTTCAAAACCTTATACAAACTATCATTCTTTTGCTTTAATATATTTTCAATAGAATCAATTTTAACCTCATATGGTCTTATTATTCCCAGTGTATCAACAACTGGATTTGTGTCTGGAGATGGTCTATTTGGAAACAAAACTCTCCCCAGCACAAAACCAAAACCTATCAAAACCAACACAAATATAAGTTTATATTTCAAATTCATATCAAACTCCTATTCTCACTCTACTTTTCAATCTTGCCCATTGTTCAGGATATGTATAATATCCCTTTTCCAGTGTTCTATGAATATCCCCTCTTCTATTGAACCAAAATGTCTTGACTTTTCCAGATGGGTAGGAAATAGCCAAAATTATATCCCATTCTTCATTGTAAGGATATCTCAAAAGCAAATGCTGTAAATCTCCATCCCATGATATACCAACTTCTATAATAGAGTTTGGATTCACTTCTACTACCTTATAGAAATATGATGGTGGAACATAAATATCTGTTTTCATATATTCCTTGTCAATTTTTTCCTTCTCAACATGAGCAGAAGGATAAATTTGTATTCTCTGACCAGACAAATACTCCACCAGCTCTTTTGGTATAAATATATCTCTATGAAACACAATATCAGCTGGCTTGGTTTTGAAACCAAGCTTTTCAGACATAATTCTCTCTATGACTGAAAACATTTTAAGTGATTGATTCAATATACAAATCATGTGTGAGTGCCCAGACCATTTTATGTTCTATGACGAATTTCGTCCCTACTCGATAATACGGAACAACTTTCAGTATTCCCTCTTCCCATTCTTTTTCGAATTTGTATTTCACATACTCCAAATCAGGAATTACATCCATTGGCTTATTCGAGTGAATAATATCATCAACTGGAACAAATATATACTGGTCTTTATTTCTCAATCTTAATCCAACAATAGTTTTGCTGTCATTTTTCTCAACAGCTACACACTCCCATATTTCTCTCGGAGATTCTTCCATTATAAACACCTCCCTATAAGATAAATAATAACAGGAGTCAAAGCTCCCCAAAAGTCTGCTCCTGTGTCACTTATTTGATAACCTCTTGCATCAGAGGCTTTCAGCATTCCATCTATTATTATTTCCCAAATTATCCATCCTATAAGAAATGACAAAAGAGCAGACAAGAAGATATTTACATTCAGAATTATCCAGAATGCTAATGTTCCTATCATAGAAACGGAAAAATGTCTAAATGTATGTGAATCTTCAAAATCAGACACAAGAGGAATAATTGTTAATCTATTTCCAAGTATTTTAGGTAGCCAGAATGTAAATACATACCCCGTATATTTGAAAAGAACAAATGACTTTTTTGAAACCCAAATTCCTACCTTATGAATAAACTCCCAAATAAAATCAATCATTTCATTCCTCCTATTTATGCTCCATTCCACAAATCATCTATTGGATTGTCCCATACTTTAATTAAGGGCATATTAAATTTTGACCATCCATCTGTTGTCTCTGGAACAGTGTAATACTTTACTTCTTCAGTCCCTTCAAACATAGCAGAGTCTATTGTAATGGAATCTCTTTTTAACCAAGGAGGGACGGAATCGTATGTAGTTTCATAATACTTTTGTGGATACGGAATGCTTACTGTTATACTCTTTACCCAATCAACATTAATTCCTTCTTCTTGTTCTATATCTGAAGGAATAAATTCTTTTCCACATTTATCACAAACTATTCTTGCACATTCCTCATATCTTATATTTACTTTCCCACAGTGTGGACATTTATATTCATACCTTTTGCCATATTTATACTTCATCTTCATTAACCTCCTCAAAAATATCTCCATAACCAAGTTCTTCTAAATCTACACCTTCTGGCAATTCAAATAAATTCCACAAAGTAAGTGCTGCTTCTAATCTTTCCAAATCAAATTCTGATTCAAGAAACATCCGAAAATCTTCAGGATTTTCTCTTATTTCATCCAGCAGTTCACACCATTTCTCCCATAACTCTTCTCCCAAAAGCTTCATTGTAAATTCAATATTATCAACTAAATATTGTCCAGTAGCTGTTTTCATTTTCTCCTACCAGAAACAATTTCATCACAGATAAAGGCAATCAAAAATAGAACTGAAAGAGTAGCAACAAATCTAAAAATACCCATCATAACAATCAATATCTCCTCAAAATACAAATGAAATAAGGTCTTCAACAACTGTAAATTCGGATACATCATTACACATCTCCATTATATCAGATTCCAAATTCAACTGTAAATTCAATTCAGATAACAAATTTTCTTCAATTCTTACATACGAAATCAAATCCAAAATTTCCATTTTAATCCACCTTTGACTTCAGGTTAAATACTAAAGCAATATATGACACTAAATCAATTATTTCACCTATAAATACTCCTATAAATCCGTAGCCCCTCGTAACAATAGTTTGATTAAAGCCAAATCCTCTTGTTATTATATTGTTCATACTCTCTTCCTCTCGAATACATTTCTCATAGTAGGTTCTCCATTTTCATCATACAAGTCAAATCTCATTATTTCTGTCACATTGTCTTCATCATAGAAAATCATCTGATTATTTTCTATCTTCCATCTGCCTCCTTCAACAGATTTAAGAAATTCCAGAATCTGTCTCAAATCATCTACCAATTCTACTTTTTCTCCATCAAGTGTAGCCTTTATATCCGAACCAACAAACTCCATCTGGTCTGTTTTGGATTTAACAGAGCTTACAGCTTCACCACTACTACCTACTTCTGCATGTTCAGCAATAGGCTCATCCCAAACTTTGTCTGCTATTTGTTCCATTTCAGTCTCCGTTATAGGAGCTTTTGTTTCTACTATCGTTGTGGCAACAGCTCCTAATAGTTTTATTGTATCATCTCCACCTGTAGGCTTAATAGGTGTATTATCATCTGGTCCTCCTCCAACAACATTACCATCTGATATAATACCAACTCCTACTCCTGCCCAGAACTGGATTTGCCAGGGGGAGTAGAGGCGTATTGTAATGCCTGACACTACTCCCCCTCCCAAATCTGCTTTTCCAAAAGCATCTGCAATTTTATCATATGCTATTCCAGTCCAAGAAGATTCAGCTGTTCTAATTTCATTTATCAATTCCTGACATGTTACATGTGTTTGTGGAGAAGTAATTTTAATAATTTTATTTGCCCAATCAAATTCTATTGCCATAAAATATGTTCAATTTTATGCAACAATATTATCAGCAGTTCTAATAGCAGACACAGTCAGTCCAACTGATGTAACAGTAGATTCCACTTCGAAAGGAATTATTCCATATTTCCTCACTCTAACAAGAACAGGTATATCTGAAGAGTAAACTAATGTATTATCAACATAGTCAGTTGTAGCTTCAGTATCTATAATAGGAACATAAACATATTGACCTTCAGAATAATCAGAAGTTAGAGCTGAAGATAATACAAAATACCCATCAGCAAATGAAGAATAGGAGTATCTATCATCTGTTCCATCAGAAAGGACTACTCTTACAACTCCAGAAGCTGGCTCATCAGAAGCTATTGTGCCACTAATATACAGACAGGTATTTCCAGTTATGTTATACCAATTCCATGCTTGAGCAGCAAGAGGAGAAGTTGTAATAGAAGGACTGCTAAATCCTGTAACAACACATCTGACCCAATAAGCATTGTCTCCATTTACATCTGTTTTTGCCCAATCACCAGGAACAGTAAATGTCACATTATTTGTGCCTGAATTCTGGAATCCATTTGTTCCATCATTAACACCAGAAAGAGCAGTCCATGAAGAACCATTATAATACTGCCACTCTAAAGTTATGCCTGAATAAACTCCTGCTGTAGAAACATTTATTTTAATTGTGTCAAATTTATATTTGCTATGTCCTATATAAATAGCATCTCCAACTGTAGTTGTCTGCATAGGAGGAAGAGCCACATCATCCACTGTAGAATTGTTTATATCTGAAGTCTCATCAGTATATGTATCAGTATCTGCATTGTATGAATATGAATAACCAACAGAACCAAAATCAAGAGTATATCTCTGTTTATCAATAGAACCACCAGCAGCAGTCAATCTGAAAACAGCAACTCTATCACCAGCAACAACTGAAGTGACTTTTACAGATACCACATTTGGAGGAACTTGAGTTGTTCCTGTAGAATCAATGAGCTGGAAATTCTTTGCATCAGCTGAATCATAATTTTCAATCCATACACCCTGAGCACCAAAGTATGTTCCACCAGCATATGTTCCAAGAGGACTCTGTTTTACAGGAGTATACGAACTTTGAGCAGAAATATATCTTTCACCTTCTACTTGTGTTAAAGAACTTCCATCATTTTGATAGAATATAAATGTAGAGCCTCTTTTTGTAATATACTTAAAATACTCATAAACTTCAGACAGTGGTCTTCCAGCACAATTAATATGAATATCATATGGCCGAGGACCATTACCATTATTCAAATCTTCATTAAATGTAGTTGTAGAAACATCCAGAGTAGAAGAAAGGGTAGCTGTAGCACCTGAATCCCCACCAGTTATTGTTTCACCAGATTGGAATAATCCAGTAGCATTACCAACTACAAGAGTTCCATCTTCACTATCATTTAAAACTACTGCTGTATGTCCTGAAGTGCCACCTGTAATAGTTTCCCATTTTTGGAAGGGACCACCAGAAGCACCAGTATATGACAAAGTTCCATTTACTTGAACAATCTGAATATCATTATAACCTGAAACTGTGGTTTCATCTGTCTGGTTATTCAAATCATTCTGAGTAGCAAGAGGTACAGCATTACGACCACCTGAACTTAAATCAATTCCAAAATGGTCATAGGTTTTTGTATACTGTCTTGCAAAAACTGTTACATATCCAGATGCTATTAATGTTCCAGCTTCTTTAACAAGCAATAGAATATCTATATGTCCAGTAGACCACCATTCACTAATGTGATTTGTTCCCTGAATTATATAAATGAGTGTATCAGATTCAATTGAACCCAGTGTATATACATTAACCCACAAATTTTCACCTGTTTTTGTGCCACCTGCTACTAATGTTCCTGCTCCAGTTCCACCAGATATAGTAATACTTTCTCCACCTGTATAATCATCAGAAGTAGAAGACATCCTTACCCACCATTTTCTATTAGTATTATCATAGTCCAAAAGAATTCCAGTTGTCCCTGAACTTCCTCCTGTTACAGTTTTGCCTATATCAGTAGCCACACAATCTGTATAACCAGAAGATTCGAATTCAAGAATTCTTATTCCATCATCATATGTATCAGCATCCCAGCCTGAAGTCTTAATAGCACCTCCTTTCAGATATTCAAAAGAACTGTATGGTATAAACCATCCATTAACTAATGTATATTCTGTAGGAGTCTGAGCTGTCATAGGATTGGGGTCATCCATATTTACTAATTCATCAAAAGTATCCATGAGCCATGAATAAAGCTCATTTGCTGTATATACAGTTGTTCCTGATGTATGCTCTATTTTCTTCAAATTATAGTAAATAGTCCAATCATCAGATATAGCCATGTCTATTTACCTCCACTTTTGTTAAATATTTGTATCTTGTGTCAAAACTACAGTTGTTGTGAATCCAATGGATGTCAACACACCGTATGTTCTGACTGGAATATATCTTGTGTTTCCAGGTGATGATTTCCTCACCCTTATCAAAAGATTTTTATCACCAACATAATTGTATGTTGTTTCTGCTTTTCCATTTTCATCAGTTGTTGTATTAAGTATAACTTCACTATCATCCATATTATAAACAAATACAGAAGCTCCACTAATTGGATTTGTATCAGAATCTTTTACATATACAGTAACATAAACTGAATTAATAATATTTGTTGTGCCTCCTCCTGTATTTGTATATGTAGATGGATTTGAACCATTTACAGCATAAATATTGATTGTCCCAGATGTAGCATTTTCAATATCGTATGTGTTTCCATTGAATTGTAAATTATCAAATGTGTAATCACCAGTATTATCCAGATAAACAGCAACTGGATTTGAAATAAAATTACTATCTGCTACATTATGATTTGTTGGAATCCATAAAGCATCTGTATCAGCATTAATAAATGAACAGTATTTCATAGGACATTGATATGCATAAACCATTCCACCAGATGTAAAACTTGTATTTAAGACTTCAACATTTGTAGTTTTATTGGGCAGATAAACAGAACCCATATTAAGAAATGTAGAACCATATATTCCAAGCTGGTCTATATCAGAACTGTATGTATAAGCATCAAAAACAAAATTAGCATTTCCAACACCAGATAAAAGAACTCCATTTATGCCTACTGTTCCAGCCTTTTCTCCAAGAATAACAGTAGTAGAAGTAGAAGAATTTCCTCTTATTTCTATTTCATAAGCTCCAGATTCAAATCCTTTATCAAGAAAGATTATTGTAACATTTTTGTCTTCAAAATATGTATCATATGTCCCTCCCTCATCACCTATTAGTAATTTGCCCTGTATATAAAAAATTCCAGGTTTATCTTCAACAATTATTCCCCAGGCATTTGATGTGCTTGCATCCTCATTTGCTATTTGTGAAAATGTAGCAGGGTCAGAAGATGTTCCACCCACAACTTTTAATCCTGTTCCGTAATGGCAAACATCCCAAAATACATTTGGAACACTTCCAATTGCTTTTGATAGAACTTTAAATCCAACTCCAATTTCAGTTATAGCAGACCAATTTGGTTCCGAACTTCCTGCCAGCTGTTCATAATTAGCAGGAGGATTCGAAGTAGACATAGCAAAACATGACCAAGCTCCATATCTCAAACCATAGTCATCAGAACCTCCTACATAATAGGCTCTCCTATTAGTTCCATCTCCAACAACAATTCTGAATCCACCATTTGCTTTAGTATCAACATTACCCCAAACCATCATCCACGAATAAATATGAGTATTGCTTAAATTAGTTGAAGAAATAGTTTTGTAAAAGTGTCCAGATGTAGCTGACACCTGGTCACCAATACAATACGAGCCTTCTCTTTGAAATCCAGAATATGTATCTCCTTTATTCAGAGTCCATCCTGTGGTAGATTCTGCGTCATATATTTTTGTTAATTGTGGTATAATTGTTAAAGCCATATTCTTATGCTAAACTTTTTCTGTATCTGTCATCTAAAATTATTCCTGCTACACTGTGCTGCCATAGTGCAACATCAACAGGTGTTTTTACAAATAAAGTCAAATCTTTGTCTGTTATATACCTTGTGTTGTCTCCAAATGAAGTCCCAAATATATAAAGAGCATTGTCTGGATGGACAAATTCTGACAATTCTACAGCTTTAATATTGTTGGATTCAAAAAGTGATTGTGTCTCAACAAAAACAAGTGTAAAATTGTTTTTCAAATCAGAATCCAAAAATTCTTCCATAGAATCATATCCAGCAAGTTCTATATCCTGATTTCCATATTTCAGATGAGGAATCATAATTACATGTGAAAGATTGTAAGCACGAGCAAGAGCCACCCAAACTTGCATTTCAGCATAAGGAGCAAACCATCCTTCTTCCCATCTAAATAAAAGTCCATTCATTTTTCCCTCAACTTTATGTTTGGATTTAATTTCTTAAACTTTTTCAAAGGATACCATTCTACCCATTTTCTGCCCGTTCTTCCAACTATATGTGCCTCAACAAATTTAACAGGTATATCCTCATCATTTACGGCATCCTTTACTTTGTGTGTTATTATCTTTAGCTTTTCAGCTGTTCTTTCTTTTCCATTTATATCAATAAATTTTTTCATCATCTATTCCCTGCCCTCCCTATGTTTGTAAAACATCAGGATAATAGACTTTCAAAATTACAGCTGTTCCGTATCCTGACCAACCAGTATTTAAAACTATATATGGTTGCAAAATCCACTGACCTTCTACATCTATATCTCCCTGCTTTGTCACATAGTATACATGTGAATCATCTTCAATAGTAGCAGTCCACTGTCCTACTTCTCCATTAGGCTTTCTGTATTTAATCTTTACACTGGAAATGTCAGATTGAGTCACAGTAATACCCTCAAATTTTAATTCAAACCTTATTTTCGTTCCAACATCACCAACAAATACTTTACCCATAATTATCTTCCAGCCTTTTCTACTTTAGCAATATAAATATCAAATGAAAATTCTGGAGTTGTTCCTGCAACAGTCCATTCTATTTTTATAGATTCATAATCTGTTTCAAGTCTCTCAATTTCAGAACCACCTGTATTATCGAATGTGTATGATTTCTTTGTATTAGCAAAAGAAGCATCAGATGAAACTCTTGCATACAAAGAAAAGTCTATACTTTCATCACTGTCGCCACCTTCATTTGTTGTGTTAATTTGTATTACAATATTATCACAATTGCTTATTATTAAGGCATCAGTTTCTCCATCTTCTGTCATAGATGTTTCTGACCACTTCCAAACTTCTCTGAATTTAGAGCCAGACAGTTTTTTCTTTTCCATCATACTCCATGCCATAATTAAACCTCCCTTTCTGCTAATTCATATGAGTAATCTGTTATTGTTTCTTTCATATTCTTCAAAGCCTCAAGCTTTGAATTAAACTGTCCATATATTCTTTGACTTGGATAGTGCTTTACTATCCAGTTGTGTCCATCAAATTCCACAACAAAGCACTCTTCAATTCCACCAAACTCATCTTCTCTACAGTAGCCTATTCTTTCTTCACCATATCTGGTTTCTCCAGGCAGAAGACTTTTATGTTTTCTTCTCCAGCTTCTTTCTATTTCATTAACTCTTTTCAAAAATGTCTGTCTGTATTTTTCTTCAACTGGAGCAAATATTCTTCCAATACTAATTATTTGTTCAGCTAAATCTATTAGTTTCTTTGATAACTTTAGCAGGCTCTTATCCACTGGCTTTCTTTTTGTCCTTCTTTGATTTTCTTTCAAACTTTTTACTAATATAATCTTTTACAGCTGGAAATTTCTCAGATAATGAATCAAGTGTAAACATAATAGTATACATAGCCAGACCATTTGAATTTGCTACTAAATCAACCAATTTTTTGACTTCATCTTCATCCAGGTTTTCATCATCTTTTTGTATCTTTCTTGTTGCTGTAACACATATGGATAGTTCTGCCATATTTGTGGGTCTGTAGTCATTCAGAACAGCCAAGAAAACATCCCTTAATGTAACAGGTATTTCTTCTGGCTGTCCATCTTTCATGACTTGCAAAAACACTGGCACACCTTTTAGATTTTTTATTTGCTTATCGTAGAAACTCATAATTTCTACCTCCCAATTTTGTTTACAATTATCCCAATACTTCTCTTGAATTTATAACAACTTTTCCTATATGGGCACTCCATTCAAAAAATTCTGAAGAAGGTCTCCAATCAAATTCAACATATGGTCCGAGTATTTCCAACTCTTCTTTAACAAGATACTTCAATTCTTCATCAGAAATATCTTCATTAGCATCTACTTCCAGAGAAAATTTTACAGGGATTTCAATCTCAAAATTGTCTCTAACCTGAAATTTTCTTGTTCCTTTAAACTCATGATGTCCAATATAGGCATAAACATTTCCTTCAGCTCTGAAAATTGCTTCAACTATAACATTTACATATCCATCCACAAGCAGCATAATCTTAACCTCCCTTTATGCTTCTGTCCATGATTTTATCGTATATCTTTGAACACCTACACCAGGAACATAAACTGCTACTTTTACATAAATAGCAGAACCACTATCATAAACATACCAAATAGCCTCACCTGAAGCAGGTGTAGGTTCCGAAGTCTGAATAGATTCCAAAAAATACTTTCCTGTTAAATAATGCGTTGTTTTTCCACCAACAGCAGAACTGCTTACTACTTTTGTTCCACCTCTGTATATATCACCTGTTACAACATTTATACCTGAAGTTCCTATTCTTATTAAATCTCCCCATGTTACATTATTTCCAGCAGTCGGAGTGTCATCAGTTCCATAACTAATCCTAAATAAATACCAGTTTTCACCCGAATATGGGTCAATAGCAATTTTTACAGCTGTTTCATCACTTACCAAATATGTTCCAGGATTTCCATAAGAAGCATTCCATTTTAAAACAAATCTTCCAGTTCCATCTTGAGCTGTTAAAATAGCACTTGAAGTAACACCCCTTAATTCAACACCTTTTAATAAATTACTATCCCTACCAGAAACTGATAAAGAATCCGTTAAGACAATTTTTTCAGAACTGCGTATATCACCATCCACATCCAGTGTATATGAAATAAGAGTATCACTCCCTACATTTATTCCAACTCTATTATTATCTACATCTACTATAAGTGCAGTATCATTTATAGCAAAAGAACCCTGATGTGATACACTTTCAGCTACAGTAAAATCATTAGAACCATGTATATACATTCCAGCTTCACTCACATGTATCCCATCCCAGTAATATGTAGATGTCCCCAGAGAATAAGTTTCAGCCATGTCAGGTCTTATATCTGCTTTTGCTATTAACTCCACATCTGTATAAACCTTGGAATTTGCTCTGTCTATTGTTATGAAATTTGAATTAGAATCATAATCCCTTATATAGAATTTGTCATCTGTAGAATAGTAAAACAATTTGATTCCCGCATCTGTGCTCTTTTTAGTATAACAAAAGGCTATTCCATTATAACCAGCACCTTTTATTTTGATTGCTCCATCAGTATAATCCCCAGTTGCTGTTATACTTATTACAGGTAAAGTGCCTGACATACTTATAAAACCTGATAAATAAATATTAGCAAATTTATGTGTAGAATCACCTATTGTAAGAGATGTGTTTTGAGGAATTATACTTCTGTAAATATCAATCTCAGATGAAGAAAGAACAGCAATATTACTTCCAGAGATATTCAGCTCTATATTTCCACCTATAACATTATTTACAATAAATTTGTTAGCAGTATATTCAGTGTATAATTTGGCTATAAGAGAATTATCTTCATCAAAGAAGTGTAGTTCTTTTCCATCTGTAAGTAGAAGAGGTTTTTGAGCCATACTTTACTCAATCTCCTTTAGTTCTGGCTAAACTTAACAACTGTTATTCTTGCTCCACTTGGTAAGTCATAATTGAATGATATATATGGAGAACCCTGTTCTTGATAATCTTCAGTTGAACCAGGAGTTTGAAATACACCATTAACAAATACTAATATTCTACCAGACTCATAAGAGCCAATGTCTATATTTGTGCCAGCTGTTGTGTCACTTGACAAATCAACATATGATGTAGAAACTGTATTTGATAAAAATTGTCCAGATTTAATATACAGCTGATTACTTCCATTTTCTCCTATTGTTGTATCATCTATTTTAACAGCAACACCATTAGCACTAACATTAATAACCTTTGCTAAATTTGTTCCACCAGTAGTATCTGCTACAACAGAAAGAGCAGTTCCTCCACCTCCTGTTAATCCATTCCCAGCTACAGAAGTTGCCAAATGAGATTCTGTTATTCCACCAGATTTGACTTGAATTGTTCCAGAGGAATTTTCAATTGAAGAATCATCCACATTAACTTCTGCATAAATAGCAGGTGTATTATCATTATATGTAAACAGGACTGAATGCCCTGAATTTGTTAGAATATTTCCAACTGCGTCCTGTGCTTTTTCGTCTGTGTAATATAAATGTGTGCTACCTTCTGCTAAATCATCAGTCGTAAATCCACTTAAAGATTTTAAGTATAAGTAATGGTTTGTAGTATCAACATCAATATTTGTTCCATCAACTTTATCAGATAAATAACCTGCAGTAGGGTCAGATGAATCCGCTTTCACATACTGGTCTGTTCCAGCTATTTGCTGAAATTCTAAACCAGTTTCCCCTGCATTTACAATAATAGCATATCCTCCATAGCCTGTGTATGAAGAAGGAGTATCATTTAAATTCAAAAATGATTTGGCATTCCAATATGTATCAAAATTTCCAGCATGTATAATCTCCCTTGCTGTTCCACCAGAATCCGTAAGAACCCATTTATCATTAGTCTCATCCCAGTATAACTGCATATCAGTTGAGTCTCCTCTCTCAACAATAATACCAGAATCCTCGGAGGGAGTGCCTGTAAATCCACTATTCAGATGAATCCATCTGTCCTCAACATGCAATTCTGTTACTGTTTCCTTATTTATTGAGCCTCCAATTGTAAAATCACCTGATACATATAAATTGCCTGTAATTGAAGCTCCACCTGAACTTACTGTTAATGCTCCATTGAAAGTAGCAGCACCTGCCTGTATATTTACCCAGGAAGAGTCTGTATCATCTCTTATATATAAAACTCCAGATGAATTTTTAAGCAAAATAGCAGAATTTATTTCAACTGAAGAAACGAGTATTTTAGTAGAAGAAGCATCAAATGTTGTTGTTGTTTCTAATACTACAGTTCCAGAAGAGCCTCCGTAGAGGCTTCCAACAAGAGTATTAGAATCATTATAAATATCCAGATGTTTTCCATCTGTTAAGAGCAGATTTTTCTGAGCCATAAATCAGTGCCTCCTTTTATGTGAATATTACAAAATCAATTATTGCTCCAGAAGGTAAATCATATGTGAATGAAATAGATGTTGAAGAATCTTCAGTATATTCTTCATTTTTTGTTTGTAAAACTCCATTTACATAAACCATCAAATTATTCTCTCCAACTGAATATGACCTTCCATTTGGTATTGTAATAGATGTTCCAGCTGTAATATCTGATGGTGCTGTATAAGTTTCTCTGTATATTGTAAGTGATACAGAAGTTCCACCATTTCCTCCTTCTCCAAGACAAAAGACATCATTTAAAGCTGTATTTATTTTTTCCCATGATTTATCCAGGAGTGGTTTAACAACAGCTTCAATAATAGATTTGAGTAAGACTTCACGCAGTGATTTAAGTATAGAAACAAATGGTTCCTGCTTAAGATTGATTTGTTGAATAATTGATAGAATCTGTTGTTCTGTATTTGAATCCAGTTCATGTTCAGATATATACTTCTGTAAATAGGATTTGAGATTTTCTGGATAGTATTCATCAAATAAATCAGGGTATTGAGAAATAATGTAATCATAAATATTGTCGACAATGCTGGAAATGTCAAGTCGTATTGGGCAATTGTATGTGTTTTCATTTAACACATCCTACCTTCCCTATTTGGTTTTATCAAACACAGTCAGAAATCTTGGAGAGGACATATAGCCAAACGAATGTAGAGTAATAGCATCTGAGTAGATTCTGTAGCCTATATCAGTTCTAAAATAACCATCGGGTATATGTATATGATTTAACAGATTTTTATATGCCTGTAAAATAGCAGGCTCAAGTTTTGGATGTTTTCCTACAGACACAATAGCTCTTCCATGTGAAGGAACAATTCTGTAAACTCCATCTTCATCTTTGTAAATTCCAGCTGGAATATGTTTGTTAATAAAATCTGGCTTGTCAAGATAAACAGGACTGTTAGCAGATTCTTCTAAAACACAAGCAAATGGATAACCTTTAGCATTGTAAGCAACTCCAACTAACCAATCTGAATCAATATCTACTTTTTTCATTAAGCCTTTTGGAATATCATGAAATATCTTTCCGAGGGGAGTTCTTATAGCTGGCAACATTATTAAAATATGTGGATAACCAAATCTTGCTGTATATTCAAGAAAATAAGGTTTGCCATCTTCATATGATACAATCGCATTTATGTCTATATAATTTACACCATAGTATTTTGAATACCATCTTTCTCTTCCCTTATCACCAAACATTAATTGAAATAATTTGTCTGAATCATCATATCCATTATTGTTGAATATTACTGTTCCCATCTCACCTGTCATTGGTCCTATTTCTCCTGGGAACAATCTTTTGTGCTCAAAATTCATATTCCATGGGAATACATATCCATTTGGAGAAACAAATAAGCCAATAGCTACTTCAACACCTTCTATATATTCTGTAATTACAAGTTCTGTTGAATCATCTACACCTTTCTCAATTAAACCTTTCAAGTGGTCTATGGCATCATCTTTTCCAAATGCAACATATGTTTTAATAGAAGAATCTCCTACTTTGTTGACTTTAATTACAGGTCTGGAGAATTCTCCTGATTTTATATCACTAATTGCCTCTTTTATAGAAGAGTAAATTTTTGATTTGGGAAAATAATCATACAGATTTTTGTCTTTAGCAAACATTCTTTCATTTTCCAGCCTTTCACCTATTGAACTTGTTCCCCAGACTGTTTTTCCTTCTTTTCTCAGTTTATCAACTGTTTGTCCCCATCCCATATCAGGAAATACAATAACATCAACTTTGTCTATATATGGTTCCCAGTTGTCTATTCTTTTTACACCAAAGTCTTCCAAAATCCCTTTTCCATACAATAAGTCTGCCTGTTCAGGATGTGCTCTTTGCCAAACTGTGTAGTAGTAAACCTCTTCACCTTCATTTGCAAGTCTAATAGCAATTGCTTCAGATAAACCTGTGTCAACTATAAGATATTTCATTATTAGTCCTCCTGGAATTCTACATTTATATAGTTGAGCCAATCTGTAGGGAATGTTTTCATAAGATAATCCTGTATTGTTTGTCTTATAAATTCACTTATTTTTCTCCTTCTTATGTAAATGTCTATATAGGAATCTTCATTCATTTTGTCAACACGAGGTTCTACAACTATACATGATTCACTTCCAACTTGTTCCTCTGCAAATGTTACAAAATCCTTCAGAAGTGCAATAAATACATCTTTGTCAACATTTATGCTATTTACAAAGTTTTCGAAGTCATCTTTATTACTCACAATTACAGTTGTTTTATCTGTCAAAAATGAAACAAATGTTCCGTAATCCATGTTCCACCTCCTAATACAAAATTCCTTCAGTTTGAGAAATCCATTGTTTTATTGTGCTAATTAAATCCTTATCATAAAACTTACCCTCAAAGTCTATCCAGTTGTTTGCTATGTCCAGAATTTTCTTCCAGGCATTGTCAACTGTTTTGTCATTTACCATGATTAAGCCAACTAAATCATCTCCTGGAATGAAATAATAATTATTCTTTACTTTAGCAACTCTTCTAAATTCCCATTCTCTTAAACACTCCATATCTGGATTATCAAACATCTTTCCAGTTATTTTTAACCATTCGTCAGTATTTTTAGTAGCCAAATACAAACCAACAAGCCAATTACCATTTACATTCCAGGGCACAGATTTTGCCTTTCCTGTTGCAATATGATATAGAAAGTCTGTATAATTTTTCAGGTATTTAGTCCAGAATAAAGACAATGACTGAGCAAATCTGGAAGTAATATCAGTAACATATAGATTTTTATTTTTATCCATAAATCCTTCCAGAGAAAAGGGACCAGTGTAATTTGATGCTTCCTTTTGACTAAATATCTTTTCTAATATTCCATTCCACAAAGATTTTTCAACTATCTTTAAAATATAGCCTGTTCCAGTAGCAAGTCCTACAGTGTATGGTTTTAGAATTTTGCCTTTGGATACCCAGACATCACATCCCACTTCAATCATATTTCTCATGTTTCTTTGTATTATTATAGGAGAAGTCTCGGAGAAGGGACCAATTGCACTTCTTAATTCTTCCAGCTTTGTTTTAGTATTACTATCATCTTTGGCATACCATGTGTCAATATTACCTCTAAAAATAGAATCAACTTTTACCCAACAATCGTAATTGTATTGTTTAATTAAAACATAGGCTTCATCTACACCTTTAGCAATTTTGTATTCAGGAACTTTAACACCTATCTTATCAAGAAATTTGTAGCCTCTTGATTTGGAAATTTCATACTGTTCTAATTCTGCTCCAGACACGACATAATTTTTCTCAGATTTTAAGTAATTCACAAAATGCCCCATTCCAACATCAACAAATACAAGCAAATCGTAATTGTCTAACTCTCCAAAATCATATATTCTTCTGAATGAATCAAAACCCATACCTATTGCATATTCTTCCAGTCTTGGAAAGCCTTTTGAAATAGGAGTAAATAAATACACATCATGCCCATCAAAAGCCATTCTTGTGGCTTGTCCAAGTCCTGCAAATCCCTCTGTATCAACTACTAATATTTTCATTCTATTAAATCTATTGCGTTATTATAGTAGAACTCTATAAGATTATCAATTTCATCTATAACAGCATCAAAGAATTTTCTTTCTTCTTCAAATAATTTGATATTATATCTGGAAGCAACTATATCCACATTTCCCTTTCTCCAAAATCCGTCAGGACAATAAACTAAAACATTTTTATCTCTGAATAAACCAAGTTCAAGAAGTGTTATAGGGGATTTTGTTCCAGGCACAAAGTAATAAATATTTATATCAGTTAATTCCTGACTCATCAATTCCCATTCAACTTGTTCTCTAAAATATGGATTATTTATGCTTTGTTCCCACGAAGAATCCCAGTCATCTCTGCGAGGATTTACTATGAAGACAATATATGATAATTCGTTGTCTTTTGCATAATTTTTCAAGTAGGAATATATATGGTTTGTTAACCTTTTTTGCCAATTTTCAGCTGTTCCCATCTCAATAGAACCACCCAGAAATATTGAAACTGGAAATTCTCCTATATCAAGAAAGTAATTATACAAAGGTTTCCATTCAGTAGGAGCTTTTATTTCATACAACAGAATCTTTGTTGTTTCATTAACCAATTTTATTTCATTATCATTCAATTCAGAATCTTCTTCGAAATTTTTTAACAGAGTATCAAGAAAAAGCTGTTTTTCTGTTTTGGATAGAGATTTGAGATATTTTGTTTTGAATTTATTAAATGTGTTTTTATTCATAAGAATTTTTTCAATAGCAATATCTTTGAAAATCAGAGTGTCCTTTAAATAATCTGGAAGAAACAGTTTTTCTGCTGCTTCATTTGATTTTTCCAAAAAAGCCATAAGAAGATTGTAAATTTCTTTTTCAGAAGAAGGTGTTTCAGGGAAAGTAATTTTGAAAATCGAAGGCTGTTCTGTTGGCTTAAATTCCCACATAATAGTCTCCTTACAGTTTTACAAAGTTGTAAAAATCTTCAATTTTATTCAAAACAAATTTCCTTATCTTTCTTTGTCTCATAAGTTTTACTCTTTCTTCAGGAAAATTCCAGGAATACTCTAATTCAGCCAATTCGTAATATCTCTCAGCTTCTTCAGCAATCACATATTTTAATTCTTCCAAAAAGCTTTCTGTATCACCTTTCACATCTGCCTTTACTATAAATGCTTCTTCAGTTAAATCATAATCATATTCAGCAATTTCGAAATCATACTCATCGGAATATTCCATAAATTCCTCGAATAACAACTCAAGTGAACCCAAAAGCCATTTCCAGAATGGTCTATCAAGATTCGAAACAGGAATTTTTACCTCAATCATGATACCTTTGGTGGATTTACTATTTTGCTTTGGTCTGGAATTTCGAGTCCAGTTGTTCTTCTTATATACTCTGCCACAGATTGTTTATTTGGTCTAAACCAGCCAATTACTCCTTTCAAGTAAAGCAATTCATTTTCCTCTATTGGTAAGTTTATTAGTAATAACAGTATCAAACCTTTATCACTGCCAGGAGGCATGTGAGCTTGAACTAACATAGGCTTTTCTACTATTACTGTCCCATCAACTTGCGTGCCTTTGTAGTAACCCATTACCCATCCAGCATGTGTTATAAATACTACTAATTCATTTATATCAGGCATTGTTTGCATAATAACCTCCTTATTTGTCTAATTCTCTTATTCGAGAAGGAATATTCACTCCTTCTCTTCCTCCTCCAATAATTTTTGTCCCTCCAAGGGGATTTGATGGGGGAACTAACTGTCTGAGGGGAGATTCCACTCTCGCAGTTGAAACTGTTGAAGCCTTTCCAACTGCGAGTTTTCTTGCTTCTGCTTCAGATAAAGTTATTGAATCAGTTTTAGAGTCTATATGAAACAGTTTATTAAACCAAAAGACCAAACCAACTATTGAATCAGCAATATCCTGATATCCCGTTATTACTCTGGGCTTTGAAGAGCCTGATGGAGGCTGGAGGTTTTTAAATTGTGAAATTGCCAAATATGATTCTTCCTGGTTTGGAAATATTATTGCTGGAGGATTAGAATAAAACAGATTTTTTGCACTGATATAATCTTGCTGATTTACAGGTTTATCATCCCATTCTTTAGCAAGATGTTTAAAAGCAGCAGTGTTCCATTTGTCTGACTTTATTTTTGTAATATTCAAATACTTTGCAAGTCTACCTATTACATCATAATAATTCCATAAATCTACTGATACATTCTTTTGTTTATCTGTTTGCCAGACTAAAATTGCATCAACTATTAAGAGTGGAGTTCCTCTTTGTATTAAGCCATGTCCTATTGCAACTGCTGCCATACAGTCAACTTCTCCTGGGTCTATACCCATAAAGTATTCGTATGGCTCTGGTTTTCTTGTAAATCTTAAGGTATCAGGTTTGTAAACAAATTTGTTTCCATTAGCAGTTTTTATAATTTCACTTTCGGCAATTACAAGAGGCAATCTGTTTTTATCAACAAAAACATCCTCATCCAAAACTTGTAAAACAGGCATCCATCTTTCTACAGAATATCCTACTGGAAGGGCAAGATATTTAGCTACAGCTGAATTAAAATCTCTGTCAAATTGAGTTTTGAAATCCATGGGGACATCAACTTCTAAATCAAATTCTTTCACATAAATTCTAAAAGTTTCTTTGCTAAAGAATTTCTTTGGTTTGACTTGCCATGTAAAATAGTGAGAAGTATAGGCATTATCATATTTTCCATTTTTGACTTCTTCATGTAAAATATATGTAAAATCATTCTTTTTATCGAGTCTGGGGAATGATGTTACAAGTCCCAGGTATGGAAGCTCTCTTGTTGAAGTTGTAGCTGTATTAAAAATCTTTTCAGCATTATGGATTCCAGATTGTGAAACATGTCCAGAAGCTTCATCCATAACAAAAGCAATAAGAGTCAAACCTTCCCATGATTCATTTTTGGAGGGAACTGATATGAATTCTACATTTATTGAACTGAATTTTATTGTATTTCCAGCTATATGAATTTTTGGCAATGACCTATCACATATATGTGAATTAACTATTTTTCCATGTTCCTCAATAGGATATTTGTTGAAAAATTTTGAATTCTTTATTCTGGCCTTTACTCTGTCAAACATTTTCTGGGACTGATTCTGGTTAGTTGCGACAGTTATAATTGATATAGCATCTGCTTTTGATACTCCAAAGAAATCATGAGGGTTTGGTTCAAGAAAGTGTAGAAGATAAATAACATAAGTAATTATGTTAGCAGAAACAAGTCCCTTTCCACTTCCCTTTCCCCAAAGAAGAACAGATAAATTTGGTCTTGTTTCAGGTGTAAAAAATAAGACAGGATCCCCTTTCACTCCACCTTCTCCAATAATAGCAAGAGATTCTCTGGTTTGGACTTCAGATAATTTTACCTCATTTAAATCATTATACAAAAATTCAAGAAATGGAAGAACATTGTGTGTTGGCTTTTTGACTTCAGATTTATTCTCACTTATTAGTATTTTTCTCCAATCAGAACTCATTCAAAATCTCCTTTTTCAGCTTATCCTTTTCTCTCTTTCTGTTGTATTGCTTCTTTTTGTTTGGTATGATTTTTGTTGGTGGAGGAACTTTCTTTCTTATTGATTTGATAATTTCCAAACCAGAAATTTTACTTTTCCTTTTCATTTTCATTAAAAGGTGAATAAAATACAAAACCTTTGGTGGGGTGAAATTTAATCAATTCCAAACCAGAATAGTATGGAAATATATATTCAAGTATTTTGCCATGTAAATCAGCAGGGTCTTTATCTTCAGGTAGCAAAGCAACAAAGACATCATTTATAAATGACTGAAGTTTCCTGCATAATTCAAAAGCCTCTTTTTGAGCATCCCCATCTAAAGCAACAACAACAGTTTCAGGAGAGTAACAGTTCTAACAACTGTTTGTGTGTAATTGTTTTTGATAATAGAGCAACTGACGGACAATTGTATTCTTTGTATACTGATAAAGCATCCATAATTCCTTCAGTAATAAAAAGAGGTTTTCCCAATCCAAGTGAAGTAATGGAAAATTTGAAGAGAGGTTTTTTCACTCCAGATGGATTCAGAAAGTCATGTTTACCTACTTTTCTTAAAACATAATAATCCATATCACCTGCCCATGTATAGGATTTAAACATAAGCCATATATCAGAATTTGTTTTGTTAACAACTATGCTGTAAAATTCCCTTGGGATTTTTGTTTTTAAATCTTCAATAGATATTCCAAGTCTCATAGCTAAATACATTTCAGAAATCAATTGTGCTTGTCCTGCTACTTTCTGATAACCATTTGGAAAACTTAACTTGACTTCTTCAACTTCTTCTACTTTTTCGAAATCAACTATTTTTGAAGAAACAGACATAATTGTCTGAACATAGTGTTTGGGCAAAATGGACAAACTTCCTGATTTACCACATCTGAAACAATGAAAGACTCCTTTTCGAGGATTCACATACAGATGATATTTTGAGTCAGGAGGCTTTCCTATTTCAACACAGAAGGGACAATTGAATCTTATTTCTCCTGACGAAGTCAATTTAAAATTAACCAAAGTTCAAACCTCCTCTGTTTTATTAGATAGTAATTACAGCCTATTTTTTGTTTTGGCATCAGTTGAAGATAGAATTGAAAATTCGCTCCGCGAATATATAATATAATATCTCTGATATTATATTATATATTCCGTAAAGTAATAATATATAATATTATTACTTTGCGAAATTATTATATTATATAATTTACATATTATAAAAACTTTATATAGGACAGCTCAGCAAATCTTTTTCTATTTTTCAGTTTGCTTTCAATTTTTGATAAAATCGAATCTAATATAATAGAGATGGAAATAAAAAAGGAGGTAAAATGAGACAATGAAAAATATTTTTATTGTCCATAGGTGTTTGATGTGTGGTGAATGTTGCAAAAAATCCAGAGTTCATATGACGGAAGAAGAATTCAAAAAAGTTCCAAAGAGATTTCATTTTCTTTTTCACAAAGTATATGTGAAAAGTAAGGATGTTATTTTGTATAAAGTAAAAGTTCGGGATATGGAAACGGGAGAGTTAATTGCTTGGAATTCATTTTTAGAGGTTATGGATGATAAATATGTTTGTGGGGCTTTGATGAATGATGGAAAATGTTTTCTTCATCCTTACAAGCCTCAGATTTGTAAAGATATTTGGTGCAAGAAATCTGAAATAAGCATTTTTAAGTTTGTTTTAGAAAAGTTGAGGAGGGTTAAAAGATGGATAAAAAGAAAAAAGATTGGGTAAGTGTGTGGGTAGATGCAATTGGGGAAATGGGAGAAATCTCTTCTTCAGGTAATTACTCGTGTTATGTTGTTTCTCTTAATCTCGGACATTTCAGAAGTATGGTGGAAAAATCTGATATATCTGCAAGAAATAAGAAAAAGATTTTGGATTTGTTGGATGAAATAGAAATTATTTTAGAAGGGGAATTGAAATAAGTGATGAAAGGAGGTGTAAAATGAAAAAGAAAGAATTTGTCCAGCACGGGTGTAAAATCCGTGTTGAACGCACATCGCAAGGGGCTTTAAAGTATTTCTATTTCTGTGCAAAATGCGGGCGTTCGATTAAAGAAGCAAAATTTTTGAGTGAAAAGGGGTATTATGAGAGAATAACTACATATAAATGCCCATGTGGAAATATATACCGAATATATTCATAATTTCATTTCTTTTGCAAATAATAAAAAGGAGGTGTAAATATATGAATCCTTTGAAAAAATGGTATGTTGAGTTTGCTGTAAAAAGGATGAAGATATTGAAGAAGTATAATCTCAAGACAGCATACGATGTAGCAAATTTTTTCATTAAGAGCAATCTAATGGAGAAAGAACCTGATTTTTGCCCTCTATTTAAGTCAGGTAAAAAATGCCATGATATTCCTGATGATGAATTGAATTGTTTCTTTTGTGCTTGTCCATACTATGATTTTGATAAATGGGATGAGGATAAGAAGGAATTTGGAGGATGTTTAGTTCATTCTAAAATTGGATTCAGAAACGAGTATGGTTATTGGGACTGTTCGGAATGTGTTGCTGTTCATAGGAAAGTTTTTGTTAAAACAATTCTTGAAACTAATTCAGAATTTCTAAAACAATTGATAAAGGAAGCTGAAGAGTTTAAAAGAAAGAAATCTGAGAAAAATTGATTTACTGGAAATGGAGTGTTGATTTATGCCAAGTGAAGGTAATATTAGAATTTTGTTTGTTGGAGATTTACACATTGTTGACCATCAGGATATGTTTAATTGGATTGATGTGTTTGAAGAATTGTATAGTAGGGCAAAATTTGATTTTATGATTTTGCTTGGGGATATGGAATTTCCAGAAGTTCCTTCATTTTCGTTTCCCTGGGGATACATATACGGTAATCATGATAATTTGGGTATTCTTTACAGTAGCAATGGTGTAAATTTACATAGAAATGTATATGAAGTTAATGGAGTAAAAATAGCAGGGCTTGGTGGGAATTTTCAGATGAAGGCATGGAACGAGATAAATAATATTGAAGAATGGATAAAGAAGTATGGTGGAACGGGCAGAAGGGAACATGCTCTTTTTAGAGATGATGTCGAGTTTCTTTTATGTTTTAAATATGATATTCTTGTTTCTCATGATGCCCCGTCGAACTTTTTGAATTATGAAAATCAAAATCCAGCTATGGACAGACTTTTGAAAGAAAATCCTCCGAAACTATTTGTTGTTCATGGTCATTTCCATATTCCGCTTTATTATCAGAAATTTGGTGTTGATATTTATTCAGTGGGAATAAGGCAATATTTTATAAAGGAGGTAAAGAAATGGACTGGAGCATAGATGCGTTTTTCTTTGCTCAATTTGATTTTAGTGAGTGCATTTACTTGTTTGATGTTAGCAAGTTAGATGATAGAGTGTTAGAAGAACTGGAGAAATATTTGAGTAAAAAGAATAATGAAGAAGTTTATCTTGATGATTCAAGTTGGCTGGCTTTGATACCAAAGAGTTGGGAAACACCTGTTTTTATGGAAGAAGGCACAGCATTTGGTTGTTGTAGTGTTAGAAGATATGAGTATAATGACAAATTTGATATTGTAATTGGTTTTCATTCTTAAAGGAGGTGTATTTAAAATGATTATGGTCAAAGCAGAAATTAAAGATGATAGGGCAAGTTGGATAGAAGAATTTGAAGTGGAATCAATAGAAACAGCTGAACAGGAAATTAAGAAAATAATTGCAAATTTTAATGCTACTTTGCGTTCTTATGAACGTCCCCGTGAATTTGTTCGTTTGATAGTGGAATATGATAGTAGCCTTCTTAAAGAGTATTGTAAAAAGGTTTTGCGAATGTTTGCTCGTGAAGTTAATAATGCATATGGAAATATGAAAGTAAAAGAAAATTATAGCAGATGGAGAAAAGTCATTAACAATTTTCTTTCTTTAAAAAGACCAAACAGGTGTTCTTATCAAAAATTACTTGATGTGATATGGGAATTTCCGTCGGAGTTCAGGGATGAGAGAGCCATAGAATATATTGAAGGAAAAGCAAAGAGCTGAAAAGATTGAAATTGTCAAGAATTGAGATAATGCAAAAAATTAAATATGAATATGGTAAGAATAGAAATTATTCGATAATGTGTGGAAATTTTCCAATTTTTGATAAAATCGAATCTAATATAATAGAGATGGAAATAAAAAGGAGGTAAAGATGAAAGTAAAATTCGAAAAATATAAAACAAATGTAAGCTTGAACTACAACAAAAACACAATAGAAATAGAAGAATACTATGCTCTAAAAGTAAATGATGGATTAGCTTATTATTCGAGTGAAAGGGCGTTTTCATTGCTGCCTGGAATTTTGTCGCTTTTTGAAAGCTATATAGATGAAGCTGGTGTGCCTGGATTTTCGAGTGTGTCGAGGAAGGATGATAGTATTGTTATAAAGTGTTCTCTTCTGGTTAATGAAAGGGTTATGGCTGATTTTTCATACAATAGCAATGATATTGATGATTTTGTGAAATTCAAAATAGCTATAAAGGATGTTATAAAGAAATGTGAGGAGGATATCAGAACTGCTTTGACAATTGAAAAACTTATGAGAAAAAGGGAGAAGAAAGAATGAAAAAGACTTTCATTCCTTTTCTTCTTGCTTCAGCATGGTCTGAAATATATGAAAGATTACATAAAAATAAAAGATTTTCTTTTCGTTCTGAAAATTATTTGAATTATGTTCGTTCGATAAAGCCAAAGAGGGGAAGAAAACATAAGAAGTCAAAAAGGAGGAAATAAAAGTGGTAGAAGAAATTGGGAAAGTTATGTCTATAATTTCCTCTTTGAGAGAGAACCACAAAAATAAGCCTATTGGTGATTTTTTGATTTGGTGGAGGGACTCCGATGAAAGGAAAACTTTGAGAGAGTTTTTTCAGAAGATTGCCAATGCTGTTCTTTCGTATTACCATATAAGACATTTGCCTGTTTATATGAGCAAAAAATACAAAATCAAAACACTTGGTCTTACACACATTTCTGACTATTATGCCAAACCAAAATCCATAGTTTTGTTTCCATTCATTTCTGATGTGTATATAGATTATTCTGACAAAAGTTGTTTGGTTGGAAATATGTTGACTATTAGAGGTTTTTCTTCTTTGATGAAGACTTTGATTCATGAGTTGGCTCATGTTGTTGAAGTAAAGAAAAGTGGAAATTCGTCTCACAATGTTTTCTTTCATAAAAGGGAAAAAGAAATTGAAGAATTTGTTAAGAAGGAGTTAAAAGTTCATTTTTAGGAGGTAGAACAATGATTGAACAATATAGGTATGTTGTTGAATCTGGTTCGACTCAGTATAGTTATGGTGAATACAGACTTGCTATTATGAAGTTGTTGAATTGTTGGATGAGAAGGAAAGAAGCTAAATTGTGGAAGCTGGATTATAATGGAAAGAAAGTAGAAAGGCTTGGTGCTGTCTGGAAAGAACAGGGCAGATGGCATTATTATTATGAGGAAGAACCATTGGAGGAGGATTGAAATGAAAGTAAAAATAGTAAGAAAATGTAATAATTGTGAGGGAAAAGGAACGGTTTATCATAAAACTGAGGGAGGAATCTCTTATGGTTTGATTTGTCCAATATGTAGTGGAAAAGGCTATGTTGTAGAAGAATATGATGATGTTTACAAAATCACAGTCGCAGATACAGAAAACATCTTTGATGTAATAAAAAAGGCAATAGAGGAGAAGGAAGAGAATGATTAAATGGATAGTTTCATTTTTCGTTGGGCTTTTTATTTATTGTGGAATTTATCATATTGTTGCTTGGTTATTTGACAAAAATCAGAAAATTGCCAAGGCTGTTATTTCAGTTGCGGTGGCAATATTGTTTATAGCTTTGATTGTGAATTTATAAGGAGGTGTAAAGGTGAAAATTGTAACAATAAAACAGGAGGAAAATGAAAAGTTTTCTCTAAAGAAAACAGTTGAAATTGAAGTTGAAATTGCTGTTATAAGAGAGAAAAATGATAAACTGAAAATTGTATATTCTTTATTTGATAAATATGTAGAGTTAATTTTCTCACCTGAAGAGGTGGAGAAGATTTTAGTTCCAAAATTTGTATTTAAAGGAGGTAGCAAAAAATGATTGGATTGTATTTTATACTGCTTCTTATAATTTTGTCTGTTGTAATTTGTTTGTATTCATACTTGGTTGAGAAAGACTCATGGTCTTTTAGATTGTTTATAGCTGTGGCAATTGCTCTTCTCAGTATGCTTTTGTCTTTTTTATATCATGACAAAGTATATTGCATTTTGCTGAAAGAACAACTCCAAAAGAGGTATATTAAATCAGCTACTACTGAATTCAGAGATGGATATGTTGCTTACAAATTGAATATAATAGGTTTGGATATTAAATTGTATGTTTTGCCAGAGGACACTTTGAAAATTAAACAATTGAATGAAATATTTTCTCCAGAGGAGGTGAATAAATGACAATAAAGAAAGCTGTAATACAACTTTTGAAATCCTATCCTCAGAAATATGATAGGACTTTAGGCAGATATTATATTGAGGTTAGTTTGAAAAAACTAACAAGTGATGTTGAATCTCTTTGTAAGAGGTGGGCCACGGATGGAACGGTGTCAAGAACATTGAGAGAATTGAGGCAAAAGAATGTGATTTATTACAGAGTTGCTGGAAAGGGAGTCTATCATGTTTATCTTATTGATGAATGGGATGTTTGGCTAAAATTGATGTGTAAGTAGTTCTAAAAAGGAGGTGTAATTATGGGTAGAAGAAAAATTCCTTACAGAAAGGAAGTAAAGGAAAAGGCAAGGAAATTTCTAAAAAATCGTAGAATAAAACCTCTTCGTTGGGGAGAAAATGGTTATGATGATATTGAAGTGTTTGTTGAATTACCAAATGGAGAAAAAAGATGGATTTATGTTGACCTTGGAAGGAATAGATTAAATATTGATACATATCCACAGTATGCTTGGTTGAAAGATTATATTAAGAAAGATGATAGATATGAAGAAAGTTGAAAAATTTATGAATAGAAAATGTAAATCTGATTGGAGGTATACAAAATGAATTGGCAATTTCTTTATAATCTATTTAAAAGAAGTGAATACAATCCTATAAGCATAGAAAAAATTACAGGGGAAGATAAAACTATATGTGTTGCTATGTTGAAAAGGGACATTCTTACTGCTGAGAAACATCACAAATTGTTTGTTCTTTTCTCTAAATCTTATTATGATGCTTTAGTTGAATTGTCTGATAAGGAAATAGAACGAGCTTACAGAACTTATCTTGATTACTTGTTGAAACTCAATGAATTGAAGAAGATAGCAAACAAACCTTATAAGGAATACTATAAGATAGTAATGGGAAAGGAGTATGTTGAAGAATAGGAGGCATTATTATGGCACGTAAATATAAACCTGTTGTTGATTTTGAATTTTTGAAAGAGGATGATAAGTTTGTTTATTTTCGTTTGATTTTTCCGAAGAGTCCAAAAACTTATCTGCAAGTTGGAGATTATTTGAAATCTCTAATAAAGATGTATTTTTCTGTAGCTGAAAAGATATTGGGTGTTGAAGAGATATTTGAATGGTTATCTGAAAATAAAAAATCAGTTAATGCTATTGCTTTTTATTGGAATGAAAAGACCAGAGATGAGTTTCTCAATCAAATTCCCAAAAAATGGCAAAGGCATTATCAATTTTTCATATTTGGATTCTTTCCAGAAATTGACAATGAGTTAGAAGATTTTGTTTTGAAAGTCAACAAAAGTGAATTGATAAAGGAGAGAAAAGAAAATGAAAGTTGCTGATGTTGTTGTAAAAATATTAGCATCTGTTGCGATAGTTTTTGTCTATCTTTGGCTTTGTTCAAAGATAGGAAAATTTTTGTCCATGAGTGATAATTATCCTTATCCCCCTTCTGATGACAAGGAGGAAGATGATGAATTATGATAAGATTATTGAATATACAATTTATACTTTGCCTTTGAAGAGAGTAAACAAGTTTATGGGAATTCATTTTACAACAAAAGAAGCAGCAGAAAAATGGTTAAAAGAATCAGTATTACAGGATGACCCAGGTTTTGTTACAACACTTTACAAATTGTATTTGATGGCAAAGCAGGAAAGAGCTAAAGAAGAAAAGAAAATTAAATCAATATCTGAATTTGAAGAAATTTATTTGCCTCAAGTTAAAAAAGAGAAAGAAATGAGAATGAAAGAAAAGAATGGTGAGATAGGTAGAATATGGGTAAAAGAAGTGATGAGAATTGTTAAAAACATAATATGTCAAGAGGAGGAATAAAATGGAAGAACTCATTAAAGAGTATGGTATAAAAGAAAAAAGAAAAGCTTTAAACTTATACTGGAAATTAGAGTGGTTAAGGCAGTTGTTGAGTAAGTATTTAGCTTATCAGTGTTATTGTAATGAAGGACAGTCGTATTGGTTGCGTATTGTATGGAATTTTATTTGTGGATATTCGTTAATTGATAGTTTTTATTATGACCCACAGACACCCAGTTGGCTCAAGAAAGCTTTAATGAAATTAAAAACAATTGTTTATGTATAGGAGACAAGTATGCATTGTATGATTACTAATCATTTACCTTTGAGATTATGGAGTATGTTAGACAGCATAAAAACTTTGAAGAAAGCTCCAAAGTATGATGGCCACACTTCAAAAGATGTTGTCAATTGCTTGGAAGAGTGGATAAGAAAGCATTTGAAGGGGCAATCATGAGAGAAAGAAAATTTAAGGGTAAAGCTGTTAATGATTATCCTCATTTGAAAATAAAAAGAGGAGATTGGGTGTTTGGTTATTTGGCGGATGAAGATGTAATAAGTGTTAAGACTTACATGGATGATTACGGTGATTTAAATTGCGTTCTCGTGCAGGTAGACCCTGAAACTGTGTGTCAGTATACCGAGTTAAATGATAAGAAAAAGCAAGAAATTTATGAAGGGGACTTGGTAAAGCATTCAGATTATCCAAAAAATATTTATGTTGTTGTATGGGAGTATGCGGGTTTTATGTTAAAGTTAATTGGTTCAGATGATTATTTGCTTTGTGCTGATTGGGAATCAGAACTTGAAGTTGTGGGTAATATTCATGATAATGTTGAAATGTTAGGGATGCAAAATGTTTAGAATTTTGTTACAATTTACAGACTTTTACCCAGTTCAAGAGAGAGCAGTGGAATTAAGAACAATTCTTTGTATAGAAGGTGAGTATGGATTGTATAATTACTAATCTCATTATGTATTATAAGAATGGTATTGGAAATACTATGGTAGCAGGACATATAATAGGAGAAATGATTTGCACTGCCATAAAAGATATAATTCCTGATATTGACTACTCCCTTGGTTGGGCAGAAGCTGGTATAGATACTATTTGTTTCTGGAGTAACAGTCATCAAGTATTTACTTCTAATTATGAGAATAAGGTAAGATTTGAAGAACTCATTATAGAAGTTTTCCCAGAACTCGAATACAATATAGATACTCCATTTGGCATTTACTTGGATAAGGATGAAGCTGAACAAATCAAAAACAAACTTTGTGAACTTAAAAATATGGGTAAGGATGAAAGTGGAACTGATTTTGTGGATTTAAATGGAGAAACAGAAACAACAATAATGGGAAGAATAAGTTTTAGAGCACTGGCTCCTGTATTGAAAGGAAAAGACAAGGGTAAGCTAAAATGGTTTTACAATATTCTAACGGATGGAAGTGCGGTTTATATATACGCACCAAATATGGGAATTCAGCCTTTAAAGGATGTAAAAGCTCTTTGTCGTTCTGTTAATTATTGGGATAAAAATGATGTTGAAATTTATGAAGGGGACATTCTCAAAACTAATATTGATTATATGCCAACTTATGTAGTCAAAAGTGTGGAACAGTTTTGGGTGGATAGAGGACTTTGCGAAGATTTTGAATTTGCGGAGTTAGAAGTAATTGGTAATATTTTTGAATCTGAATTGAACAAACAAGAGGAGGAATCATGATGTCAATGAGAAAAATTATTTTTGCTTATGTAATGGAAATTTTGTTGTTTGTCTCTGCGTTTGGAATTTATAAACATATCAATGAGTATAAAATTTTAAAATCCAGAGTCCAGGTTCTTCAGATGTATTATGAAAAGTCACAGAGCAGACAGAGGACTATTCGTGAAATATCTAATAGCATAGAGAAATTCAATTCCAATTTGACCAATCCAGAGTTGCTTTCATATTCAGTTGCTGTTTATTATATTTCGAAACAGTTGAATCTTGATTATAGAATTATTGTTTCTCTTGGGGGTGTTGAATCAAGATGGAATCCAACTGCGAAGTCATCTTATGGAGCAATAGGTGTTATGCAAGTTGCTCATCATGTTTGGAGGAAGTATTTTGGTTTTAGAAAGATTGAATTATACAATCCAATCAGAAACATTTATTTTGGCAGTATGATTTTCAAATATTATCTTGATGAGTCAAATGGAAATATAAGAGATGCTTTGAGAAAGTATTCTGGAGGAACTCAGAGGGAAGTTTATTATGAAATTGTTTTATCTTCTTGTGAGAATTGATGGAATTGTGATTTTTGATAAAATCGAATCTAATATAATAGAGAAGAAAAGCAAAGTTAATAAGGAGGTGTTATTGTGATAATAAAAACAAAAGGTAAAGTTGGATTTAATCATAATGGTGAAACATTGTTAGAGGCTTTGAAAATAACTGACGAGGAAGTTGAAAAGTTTGATGAATATCTGGAGAAATTTTTGAATGAGCAATCTACAGAAGAAATTCCTCCGAATGTGTTGTTGCTTATACTGTATATTGTTGGGCATATTTTTATATTTCCTGACCTTCTTGTTTCCGAAAACACTGTTTCTTTTATGAGATGGATATTGTCTGTTTTTTACGAATCTAATGAAGTAGAAGTAAATGTCCCTGATGTTATTGAGTTGGAAGAAGCTGATTTGGATTTTGTTATTGTTAAGCCAGATATTCTTAATTATATATCTGAGATGGAAAAGATTTTTTGGGGAAATTTGAGAACCAGTGAGAGAATTGCTGTTGCTTATGAAAATTTTGGATATGAAGGAGTTTGTTTTCTATCTTTTGTTGTAGCTGGTATCAGAATGTATGGTGCTTCTTGTGCTGTATTTTCGAATAGTGTAATTGAAGACTTTTTGGAGAACTTTTCAGATAAAGACAAACCTGCTTGAGGAGGCGTTGTTATGATGCCAAAATACAAAGAATGGATTTTGGGGATTATATTGAAATTTTTTCCGAAGTATTTTAAAAAATTATCAGAGAGAACATACAAAACTGAGATTGGACTTACGGGTCATGTTAGTGACATTGATAAAATGGTGGCAAAAGAGAAAGGTCTTAAGCCTCTTAATGTGTTTGAAAGATGGTTATTGAAAGAATTTATTGCTTATGAGAAAAAGAGATTACAGCGAAATTTCAAAACAATTTTGGAAGAGTATGGAATATGATAAAAACAAAATCGTATACTATGTTGCCAATTGCTGATGTGAAAATGAAACATTTGAAAGATTTTAAGTATTACAACACAATTACTTGGTTGAGGGATGGATTTAAAGATTTATACCCAGAAGAATTTGCCATAGTGAAAACAACTTGGGGTAGATTTAACCTTGGTATGAAAATTGTAAATAGTTCTGATGTTCCAGTTGATAAAGAGAAAACATTAAAAGGATGTTCTACTTGTCCTGTATTTATTCAAAAGAAAAATTGGTCTTGTCCTCCTTTGTTTAATTCAACATTTCAAAAACAATTAATAAAAGGAGGTAATCCTGAAAAAATAACAGTGGTTTGGATGAGAACTTATTTGCCTCCAAGACTTGTGTTCTATTTGAATAATAGTAGATTTATTAAATATCTAAATTCAGGTGTTTCTAATGTTGAAGAGAATTATTTTGATAAGTGGTTACATTTCGTAAGAAAGAAAACAGAATATTATACTCTTGGTGCTGGTTCTTGTAGAGTCTGCAAACCTGCTTGTGCTGCGAAATATGGATTGCCCTGTAAAAATCCGAAGTATAGACAGCCTTCTTTAGAATCTGTTGGGGTTCTTGTTAATGAATTGATGGAGAATATAATTGGATACCCTATGTATTGGGAAAGGAGAATTTGTAAAGTTGAATTGAAGTATGAAATACCTTTATGGTATTGGTTTGTTGGAGTCATTTTTTCAAATGAATTGGATAAACAATTTTTGTTTGATGTTTTTGTTGAATCATCTAAATGTAAAGAAAAGGGATGGATATGTTTGAAAAGATTTTGATGGAAATAGAATCTAATAAAAAGGAGGTTATAATGATTTTAAAATTTTCGAGAGAAGAAATTCTTGAAATAGTTAGCAATTTGGATAAAATAGAATTTTGTTTGAAGCAATTGAAAAATACTGGAATTGATGATATAAAATTGTATTTGTCCCCACCAGGTAGTGATGATGTATTTTTGTATTCTCCAGATGATGTAAATTCAATGCTTGGATTTCTTGGTTCAATTGAATATCATGCTAAAAAAGCAAAATTAGTAATTTTGGATAAAATAAAAACGACAAAAAGTAAGGAGGTGTAAACCATGGCTATATCATGCTTTGGAATTTTGTATGATGAAAAAGACCCAAACTGCCAAATTTGCTCTCTCAGAACTCTCTGTAGAAATGTTATGGAGGGTTCAATAGAATGGACAACTGCTTTAAAATTCATTGAGGCAGCAAATGTAACAGAAGAACAAAAAGCTGAGAAAAACGAACTAATCAGGCACATAAGAGCTGAAATCAAGAAAAGAAGCTCTGCTGAACAACAGAAAAAGTCAGTCGAAAAACCGAAAACAAAACTTGTTAAGAAACCGAAAACTAAATCTGAGTCTGAATCTTTGCCTTTAACTGAGAATGAGGAAAAAATTATTTCAGAAATATCTGAATTTGCTGGCGTTCCTATTAGAATAAAGAAATACATTCCCAGACCAAATCAAGTTATGATTCTTGTGTCTTGGCCGAAGTTCAAAGTGTATATAAACAGAGATGGAACTATTACTCTGCTGAAGCCAAATATGAAGACAATAGCAAGAAATATTTCTCCAAAAGATATACAAAATCATCTTTCGTAGAAGAAAATGAGACTGATAATATCTCCACATTGGGATGATTTCTTTCTTTCAGTTCCTTTGGATTTGATTGTAGATTCTACTGTTGTTATTGTTGCTGGTTACAAAATAAAGTTTGCTAAAGATGTCCTCTCTGAATTATTTGTTAAATATAATGTAAATTTCGAATATTTAAATTTGGTTCAGCCAAGAAGGAGATGGATGAAAAATGAAGGTTCTACATGGTGGTTTGTTGATGATTTGGCTTTTGAAATTGCAAAGAAGATAAAGAAATTGAATTTGGAAAAGTTCAATGAAATCTACATTCCTGCTGGTTATATACATCCTTATCATTTGTTGGTTGCTAATGTTTGTGTTCATATTATGGATATAAAGAACAGAATTATCTATGCTGATAGACCATATTATGATTTGTTAAAAAACAACATACAATATAATACACAGAAAGGTTTGAAATGGATGTATGAGAAATGGATTTCTAATTGGAGTCAGAATATTATGCCGTATTTTCCTTGGGGTGGAGGACCAGTTGTTGTTAATTTAGATAATTGGAGAAGAGAAGGAAAGTTGGTTCCTTTTGATATTGCTTATGATATAGTAAGATTTGTTGAAGGAAAATCCTTTGTTTTAAGAAAGCCTGATGATGAGTGGGGCTATGTTTGGAAATAGAAATTCTTTTTCTATTTGTATTCAAACTCCGTATACGCTGGAATTTGAGCTATCATATGTTTCTTTGTCTTTGAAAAATCTGATAAAAGACACTATGTTAACTATTGAAAAGATTGAGACTATGATTCAGTATGGAAAGCCAAATTCTCAATTATTTAATGCTCTTTTACAGCAAAGAAAATTCTTGAAAGAATTGGCTGATTCTGCTGATATGAGAAAGACAGAGATTCTTGGGATTCTGAATAAGGCTATGACAAAAGTTGCTTATGAATTTTCTGGTTATGATGATGAGAAGAAAAAACTGATATATGAAACATTTAATAAATTAGAAGAACAAGTAATGCAGATATTGGAAAAGGAGTTGAAATGAAATATATTGATTATGTTAATTTATGGAGATATTATTTGCTTGAGTATGAAGCTTTTGAAGATTACTTGAGTTCGAAAAAGCTCCCTCATATGATTATTGTTTATAAGTATGTTGACCAAGCTGGAGGATTGCCTATTGCTGCTTATACAAGAAAGAAAATATGGGAATATGCAGGAGGAACTGCTGAACTGGTGGTCATATATGATAGAAAATCTGTTGTTGATATTCCTTCTGGATGGATAAGAAGAAGTAGAGGTTTGTTACCTCCTGCTGATGTAAAATTATCAAAGCTCAATTACAAGAGGGGGCTTAATAAACTTATGTCTGAACATGGTGAAGGAATTGTTTATTGGATGGCAGGATTACAGGCATTTAGATTGGAACCTGAAGTTCTTGAATTCTTTAAAAATCAGAAATCTAAATTTCCTAAATGGTTGTTTTTAGTTGAACATGGGGATATAGGATTGGTTAGAATGAAAGAAGAAGAATGGGAAGCTTTTATTGAATCTTTTGATTTTGTATCATTTGCTTCTCCTTGTAAATACTACCACTGTAGGAATAGATATAAATTTAAACCGAAGAATAAAAAATATTTTTCTTTGTTCCTTGTCCCTCTGAAATTTGAGTCTGAATTCGTTCCTTTTTCAGAAAGAAAGATTTTGAATACTTGGCTTTCTGGTATATTTGCTTGGAGACATCCTTTTGATTGGTATAATTTTGTTGATGAAAAATACACTTCTTACTTGAAAATTATGAGTCATCAAAGAAGGTCATTTTCAAGAAATTTTAAACCTCTTGGAGTTAAATATTACGATGAAGCAAAAAGAAGATTTCCTGAATGGTTTGGCAATAGAAAAAATGCTGGGGCTACTTATACTACTCCTGACAAATTTTCATATGCTGAGTGGAGAAGTATATTGTGGAAAGCTTCTTCTGATGGAACTCCTGGGACTTGGTTAGATGATACAACTCCATTGGAAGCTATTTGTTCTGGAACTCTTGTTGTTTCAAATTATAGGTTTGCTTCTAATCCTCTTTGGAAGTTTGATGGTGAAAATAATGTTTTGTTTGAAATGGATTCTGTAACAGCTTTTGAAGCATTTTTGGATGATTTGTTAACAAATCCAAAGCCTTATGAAGATTGGGCAAGATATGTCTGGGGAAGATATTCTTATCAAATTGTTAGAGGAACACTTACTGCTTATCTTATTTTCACCCTGTATGAAGCTTGGAAATCTAATAAGTTAGATGAATACAAGTTATTTCTTGAGGATGATGAAGTTTTTCCTCTTTTTGAAAAAGATATAGAAGCTTCTTTAAAAATTATGAGGGGAGGTGAGATATAACATGATAAAGGAGAAACTTCGCTTTGTAAGATGTAAAGTTTGTGGTTTTCCATATGAACTTCACTGGGAGGAGTGTGAAGGAGAAAGAAATGTCTTTGCCATAAAAACGAACTCTTTTGTTAAATCAGGAAATGAAAAAAAGTATAGTTTGAATTCGAGATGCCCCATTTGTGGAGCAAAATTTTCTAAGAATTTGGAAGAATGTAGTGATATGGATTATTTTACTTATTATTCGATTTGGAATTCTGGTGAAAAATGGATAAAGATTATTGATGATGTTCGTAATTTCAATACTGTATTCGCAAAACATGACAAAAATATTTTTGTGAAGTTTCATAAGGGCAAAAACAATGTTGATTTGTCTAATGAGGATTTGGTAATAAATATGGCCAAAGTTGATTTTGTTGAAATGAAAATAAAAGAGGTTTGTTTTCATTTCAGCAATGGTTCTTTGTTAACTTTAATTTTAAAATTACCTCAGAAGGAGGAGAATGATGAACAGGGCACAAAAGAGATTGTGTGAAGAAATATGGAGGGTGTTGCCTTTCCCTCCGACAGATGTAAAAACATTTGATGAGTATAAGAAGTTTCTATTTAAAACATATGCCATACAACTTGATGACTTTCCTGTATGGATAATTTCATATATAGAGAAACATTTTGAAGGCCAGGCTGACGAATCTGAAGAACTTATGTATGGTCCTTAAAAAGGGGGTGAAAAATGAATATACAAAAAGTAAAACAGGAGTTGGAAAAAGCTGAAAAAATTGTTGAGAATGTTGCTGAAGAAATAAGAAAAAACATGGAATCTTCTGATACTCCGAATTTGTCTGAAGAAGATATGGAAAAAGAATTCCTTTTTATGCAGGCTATGCGTTTGTTGAATAAGATTGGAGCTATGAAAGATTTTTCCTGGAGACGCATCGAAATTTTAGAGGACACTCCTATTATATTTAAGATACGAACTTCTTGTGCTTGTGGTCTTCCAGAGGATTCTTTGACTGTTGAATATTACAGAAAGCATGGTGAAGTATATTTGTATTTATATAATTATTGGTATGACCATCTTGGTTTAGACCCAGCTACTCCTGCTATAATTTGGAATTTGAAGCGTTTTTGGAATAGATTAAAGATGTTGTGGAAAATTTTTGTTACGGGAAAATTAGAACTATATGGAGAATTTATATTCGAAGATTTTAATCATCTGAGAGATTTTATTGAAGCATTGAAGACAATTAATGCAGAATGGAAGCAGAAATCTGAATAATGGCTGGTTTAATCTCTAAAATAAAGAGGAACAAAAATTGATAAAGGAGGTTTGATATGAAGAAGACAATATATGATGAAACACTGCAAGCAATAGGAGAAAAAGTAATAGAGAAGTTTCATCCACAACTTATGACTTCAGAAATTATGTTTTTATTTGCCGATGATTTGGGAGGATATGGTGGAAGATTTGTATTAGGTAGAGTCAGAAGAGCGAATCCAGTTGAAAAGATGTTATATAAGAAAATTTCTGGGGTTCAAAAACCTCTTGAATTTGTTGTTTTGTTGGATTTTCCATCCTCTGTATATGCTTCTGAAGATTTTGTTGAAATAAAGAGCAAGGTTTTGTTGAGAACAATAGACCATGAACTTTGCCATATAAGAGTTCAAAAGTCAGAAGAAGGTGAGGAAAAGAAAAAGTTGGTAGGCCATGATTTTGAAGATTTTAAAGATGTTATTGAAAGATGGGGAATATTAGAATTTGTTCAGAACAATTTGGGAGATGAACTCGTTGAAAGATTGGGAGATTTAATTACTACTTTAAATTCTAAATTGAATGTAATAATAAATGATTTATATGGTTCTTCTGAGGAATTTCTTGAAAGATGTTCCAAAAAATTTAGAACAGCTTCTGATATCCAGATTCAATTTCTAATAAAATGAAAGGAGGAGATTTATGTATTCAGAAGGATTTGTAGAATTTAGAGATGCTGTTGCAAGAGAAAAGTATTTTCTTGAAGGAGAAGAAAGCTGGGATGATGTAATAAAAAGAGTATCAAATGAGATTGGAAATTTTCTCGAAAACAAGTTAAAGCATGAAAACAAGGGAAATTTATATAGGGAGATGTATGGCGACAAATCCCCTTCAGAAATCTTCTATAACATGATGTCCCAGAATATATTTATTCCAGGAGGCAGAATTCTATATGGAGCGGGCAATCCCAATAAAGTGACATTAACAAATTGTTATGTCTTACCTTCTCCAGATGATTCTATTGAAGGTATAATGAAGCTTGCTACTGAAATGGCTTTGACTTATAGGGCAGGCGGTGGAGTTGGATTTGATATTTCATCCTTAAGACCAGAAGGCTCTCCTGTGAGAAACGCAGCACGAACATCCACAGGAGCCTGGAGTTTTATGGAGTTGTATTCTTTAATAACAGGTATAATAGGACAAGCAGGTAGAAGAGGTGCTTTGTTAATAGCTATGGATATATCACATCCAGATGTTCTGAAATTTGTATCTGCTAAATCAATAATTTCTCCCAATAATAAAAAGTTTCTACAGCAGGCTTCCTATTTTGGTTGGACTCCAGAACAATTGGAGGCAGCAGAAAAGATACTTACTATGTCACAAATAAGGTTTGCTAATCTATCTGTGAAACTTACTGATGAATTTATGAAAGCAGTGAAAGCAGGAGAGGAGTGGGCTTTCAGATGGAAAGGGAAAGTTATGAAAACAATGCCAGCCAGAGATGTGTTTAAGTATATTGCTGAATTTGCCTGGAAAACTGCTGAACCAGGGATTTTATTTGTAGATACTGCTAAAAGATATTCAACAACTGAATATTTTTCTCCTATTGTTAATACAAATCCTTGTGGAGAACAGTGGCTTGGAGCTTATGGGAATTGTAATCTGGGGGCAATAAATGTTGGAAGTCCAGTCTTCTTTAGAGATGGATTTTTTGATTATGTTAATTTTGGTTACTACATAAAAGTAGCAATTTTGTTTATGAATGCTGTAATCTGGTATAATCTTGATAGACATCCTCTCCCTGAGCAAAAGAAAACTGCTGAAAGGGAAAGAAGAATTGGGCTTGGAATAATGGGATTGGCTGATGCTTATATAAGAAAAGGAGTTGAGTATGGAGAAGGGAGTTTTACTTCCAAGCTTGCTGAAGTTCTTGCTTATTATGCTTATTCAGCGAGTATACAACTTTCAAAAATATTTGGTTCATTTCCTGATTACGACCCAGATAAACATTTTGAACAAGAGTATTATAAAAGACTTATTGAAGAATATCCAGAATTTGAGAATTTATTTAAAGAAGCAAAAGAAGTGGGATTGGCGAACTCTGCTCTTCTAACAATAGCTCCTACGGGAACTACTTCAATAATGGCAGGTGCTTCATCAGGTATAGAGCCTGTATTTGGATGGAAAGTCCAAAGATGGTTTGAAACAGCAGGCAAAATGTTTGAATTTTACCATCCAGTATATTATGAGTATATAAACAATAACTCTGATGAAAAGCTACCTGAGTATTTTCAAACTTATGCTGATGTTGATTATAGAACAAGATTGGATACTCAAGCAATTTTACAGAAATTTATTGACAATTCTATTTCTTCGACTGTGAATTTGCCTGAATCTGTTAGTGTTGAAGATATAGAAAATCTGTATATGGAGGCATGGGAAAAGGGATTGAAAGGCATAACAGTTTACAGAGAGAATAGCAGATTTGCCGTAATCAAAAAGAAAGATGAAAAGTCAGAGGAAAAACAAGAAAAGAAAGAGAAAAGAGAAGAACTCAAGATATTTATACCTGCTCCAAAAAAGGCAGGGCTTGAAGGAAAAAGATATAGATTCAAATATAAAGACACAGGAATATACATAATGGTATTTGGAGAAAACAATGTTCCCAGGGAAGTATTTCTGGGTAGTAAAAATTTGAAGTGTTGGGATTTTGCTATTGCTTTGAATACAACTCTGTCAGAAATTCTCAGAAGTCTGCCTGAGGATTTGGCAATAACATTTGCTAAAAGAATGGTGAAAAAGTATAAATCATTATCTACGGGAGATTCTGCTTTTATATTTGGAGAGAAGCTTGGCTCAGTTGTGGGATTGTGGGGTTTGGCTTTGGATTGGTATATGAATGGAATTGACCCAAATGAACTTGAGGAAGAAATAAAGAGAAGCCTTCTAACAGTGAACATCCCAAATAAGCCAAAGCCTTCTCTAAAAACTTACAACAGCAGTTTTGTTGTTTTATATGAGGGATTGGATTTGAAAAATGGAGCAGAACTTCCAAATGACGCAGTTATTTCGAGATGTCCTTCTTGTGGTGCTAAACATATAACAAAGGGAAGACCATATTCGTTTGATTGTGAACATCCCTGTATGGTTTGTGGTTATTCAGAAAAATGTCCAGGAGATTGATGTCATCAAGGAATTAGACTATGCCTACTTATATTTACAAATGTAAAAAGTGTAGTTATATATTTGAAAAGGAATTTAAAGTAGGTGAAGTCAGAAAGAATTTACATTCTTCTGAGTTGCAAAAGTGTCCAAAATGTGGAGGAGAAGTTTATAGAATTTATACTTCTCCCTCACTCAGATTTGTAGGTTCTGGATTTTATGTAAATGATTACAAGGGAAAATGAGTTGGAAATTGAATCTAATGAAATAGGGGAGGTGAAAAGAATGAATAAAAAATTGAAAGAATTTTTTGAAAGTCTGCCAAAAATAGAAGTGCTGAAAATGACTTCCCTTTCAGAATTCGAAGAGCCATTTTCATTGATGTTTGAGTTGTATATGGCAAAGAATAAAGGTTATGGAGCTTCCTGGAGAAAGAGAGGAATTCCAAGTTCTTTTGAGAATATAAGCAGAAAATATGACAGACTTCTTGTTCAAGTAGAAAAATCTAATTTTCATCCAGAAAATCTTTCAAATGAAGAAAAACTTGATTTCTTTGATACGGCAATTGACCTTGCTGTGTATTCATATCTTTTTCTTTGGTTTGTATATGATTTGTTTGGAGAAGAAATAGTAAAGGAGTGGAGAAAGAAAGTAGGATTGGAAAATGGATAAAACTCTGAGAGAAGAATGTAAAAATTGTATATTCTTCAATAATGCGTATGTTCCTCCAGAATATCCTTTTGGTGATGAAAAAATTGATGTTTTGTTTATAGGAGAAGCTCCTGGGGTAGAAGAGGAAAGACTTGGAAAGCCATTTGTGGGAAGGTCAGGCCAATTATTTAGAGATGCTCTTGCTGAATTTATAAAGGAATTTCCTCATCTGAAATTTGGAATAACAAATGTTGTGAAATGCCATCCTCCCAATAATATGACTCCCAAATCAGCTGAAATAAAATTGTGTAAGCCTTTGCTTCTTGATGAGATAGAGAAGTATGACCCAGATTTTATAATACCTTTAGGAAACACAGCTCTTCAAGCAATAGTTGGAAGGGCAGGTATTCAGAAAAATTTAAATCAAGTTATAACTAAAGTTGTTGCTGGAAGGGAGAGAACAATAATACCAACTTTTCATCCTGCTGCTATTTTAAGAAATCCTCATCTATTACAAGATTTTGTGAGAACATTTGGTATATTAGAAAAGATAATGAAAGGACAGGTTCTTGAGTTGGAGGATTTCATAGTTGTAGATGATTTTAGGAAGATTGAAAATATGTTGAATGATTTATCAAATTCTAAAGCATTTGCTTTTGACCTTGAGACTTCTTCTTTGAATCCTTTTTCTGAGAATGCCAAAATTCTTTGCTTGTCTTTGTCAAATGGGAAAAATACTTATGTTATCCCTGCTAAAGATTATGAGATGTCTAATCTGATTGACTTGTTAAAAATTGTTTTTTCCCTTCCAGCTAAAAAGATTGCTCACAATGCGAAATTTGATGTGAAATGGTTAAAAGTTTTTGGTGTGGAAGTTAAGAATCTGGCTTTTGATACTATGATAGCCCACTATTTGATTAATGAAAATTTGCCTCACTCTCTGGCTTTTATTCTATCTGAAATGGGATTTGTTGACCACAAAGGAGATTTTTCAAGAGCTGTTGGAGGGGAAACTGCTACTTGGAAGGTGTTATCTGATGAAGAAAAGCTTAATGAATACTGGGATGTTCTTCTTGAGTATAATGCGAAAGATGCTTGGTCAACTTATTTAATCTATGAGAAATTAAAAGATAAACTCGAATCAAGTCAGGTTTGGTTAATGGAAAATTTTTATATTCCTTTGATATACACATTTTCAGAAATAGAAATTTATGGGATGAAAGTTGATTTGAATAGAATCCAGTATTTATCCCAGAAGTATAAGAATGAAATGAAGAAAATTATATCTGAAATGGAAAATTTATCGTCCGTCAAATTTTGGAAGACTCTACATCCTGATGAAAAATTTAATCCATCTTCGACAAAGCAAGTTGCTGAAATTATTTTTGATATAGAGAAATTAGAAGTTATTGCTATGACTCCGAAAGGAGCACCATCGACAAAGAGTGAATTTCTTGAATTTCTTGCCTCGAAATCGAAATTTGTTAAATTGTTGTTAGAATATAGGAAAATTATGAAAAACGAAACTGCTTTTATAAAAGGCATTCAAAAACATATAAAAATAGATGGATGTGTTCATCCCTCTTATAATCTTATTGGAACAGTGACGGGCAGAATATCTTGTAGAGAGCCAAACATACAACAGATACCAAAAGATTCAGAAATAAGAACAATATTTGTTCCAAAACTTGATTGGTTTATAGAAGCTGACTTTTCACAAATAGAGTTAAGAGTTGCTGCTTCTTTGTCTGGGGACCCATATATGATTGATGCTTATAAAAAAGGTGAAGACTTACATACAAAAACTGCTTCTTCCATATTTGGGAAGAGACCAGAAGAGGTTTCAGAAGAAGAACGATTTGTGGCAAAAACTATTAATTTTGGTATTTTGTATGGAATGGGAGCAAAGAGTTTACAGGCAAGAGTTTCCAGAGAAGGAATAAATATACCTTTGAAAAAGGCAGAAGAATATATCAGAAAGTTCTTTATAGCCTATCCTGTTTTGAAAGCTTGGGTAGATGAGCAAAAATCAAAAGTTCTTGGTTCCAGAATGGTAGTGTCTCCTTTTGGAAGAATTAGAAGATTAATGGGAACTTCTGATGATGATTTGAGACAGGGTGTAAATGCTCCTGTTCAGGGAACTGCTTCTGATTTAACTTTGTTTTCTGTGATGTTTCTTCACAATGAATTTAAAAGGAGAGGTTTGAAATCCCATATAGTAGGTTCAGTTCATGATTCAATATTATTTGATGTGGCTGATGAAGAATTACACTGTGTTGTGACTCTAATAAAACAGATAATGGAAGGACTTGATTTTGATTTTATAAAAGTTCCTTTGAAAGTAGATGTTGCAATAGGAAAGGCATGGGGAGAAATTTTAATGGAGGTATAAAATGATAGATATGTTTGATTATAATTCTAATCTCGAAAAGACTGTTTTTCAAATTATTTCCGAAAGTTGGGATTTGGATGATGAGGAATTAACTGAAAGAGTAAGATTCTTTTTGTTGGAATATATAACAAAATGGTTTTTTGATAATTATAATGATTTAGTTAAAGTTAAGGGAAATGATATATATTTCTCCAAAAAGTTTGTGCTAAATTATTTATATTTAGCAATACCAGATAAATTAGAATCAGAATGGTATGAGCTTTATGTAGGGACAAAAAGGAAGAATGGTGAAGAAATGAGATTTATTTATTTTAAACCAACAAAAGAGGAGGTGTAAAGATGTTAAACATAGATAAACTGAAGAAGGACCTCGAAAAACTGTCTACTCCAGAAGGACCAAGCATAAGATGGATGTATCCTCCTGAAGGAGTCACCAGAGTGAGAATACTTCCTGCTCTTTTTGGCAGTGATGTATTCTATGAAATAGTAGCAAGACACAGAGTTCCTGATTCTGAATCCCCCAGAGGAATTAAATCATACATCTGTAAAAAGCTGACATTTGGACAGGAGTGTCCTATCTGTTCTGCTTATGAAATTCTACAGAAAAGCAAGTCCGCATACAACATAGATGATAAATTGATAAAGAGTCTAAAGCCATACTTTAGAATCTATGTAAATGCTATCATAAAGGGATGGAAAAGGGCACTACAAGACCCAACATTCATTTACCCAGACACATTTCCCCCTGAACAGCCTGTTCTTCTTGTTATCCCTCAAACAGTTCATACCCAAATTTTAAATTTGATTCTTGGAGAGTATGGAGATATAACTGACCCACAGAATGGAAGGGATATTGACATTGTTAGAACAACAGTAGGAAATAGAACAGAATATTCAGTTCAGCCAGTTCCCAATCCATCTCCTATTGAAAATGCTTCTGAGATATTCCAGAAAGCTTATGATTTAAAATCTGTCGTTGCTGAGATGGATGAAGATTACGAATCCTTACAGGAAAGATTTCTCCAGGGTATACTTGGGGCTTCTACTACAAATATTTTGGCAGGAGTCATAAGTAATATTCTTTCTGGGTATGCTCCACAGCCTTTGACTTCTCCGACTCCTTCTGCTCCGCCAACTCCAACTCCTACTGTTCAACCAACTCCTCCTTCACCTACCCCTACTGCAAAACCGACTGTTCCTCCGACTCCTACACAAGCTCCAACAGTTCCTCCGACTCCAACAACTCCTTCAAGTATACCTATTCCAGAACCTCAAACTCCTCCTTCTCCAACTCCTACTCAAGAAACTTCAAAATCAACTCCGACATCCCCAGAGAATCTCAGACAAAAGTTGGAAGAGTTAAAGAAGAAATTCTCAAAAGGAAGTTCATAAAATGGTTTTGAACATAGAGAAAGTTGGAACTACAATAAAAGCTGATATGAATGGAATTGTTTTACACTTTGACCCAGAGACTTTGCTTCAGCCACCAACGCAATTGATAGCTCTTAAGTATCAGTGGGGTTTGGTTAAGTCTGAAATAGAGAGAATAAAAAGATACCTCGATTTTGAAGTGAAGAAAACCAAAGCAGAAACAATAAAATCTTTGATGAGTTCAGGTATGTCAAAGACTGCTGCCTCTGAAGAAGTTGTCCTTGATTCAGCGTATCAGAACAAAGTTCAGCAACTTCAAATATATGAATATTGGTCAGATTTGGTTTATCAAGTTTTATCAGCACTTGATGGAGCAATCAATGCAAGGGGAGAATAGGAGAGCCTATAAAATGGACATAAAAATGGACGAAGTAGCCAAAAAGTTGAGTAAGGAAGCTGGGGTGGAGATTGTTCCTCCACCCCAAGTTCCTCACGAGAGGATACCTACGGGAATAGCACCTCTTGATTGGTTAATAGAAGGAATTCCTTTATCTGCTGTCACAACTTTCTTTGGTCCTGAATCTTCTGGTAAAACTACGATTGCTGCTTATGTTGCTGCTAAATTTCAGCAAATGGGAGGTATAGTCTCTTGGATTGATACTGAATACTCTTTTTCTACTGAATATTTTCAGAGAATTGGTGTGAATACGAAAAATCTTTTATATACAGTTGGTGTTACAGTTGAACAAGCATTTAAGGTAATGGAAACAGTCATTGGATTTTCTCTTGAAAATGACCAGCCATGTCTTGTTGTGTGGGATTCAATTGCTGCTACTCCATCAGAGGAAGAAGAAAGCAGAGCTTTTGATGAAAATACAGTTGCTGCTGCTGCGAGAGCACTTTCAAAAGGATTTAGAAAGTTGTCTGTAAAACTTGCGAGGCAACCAAAAGTTGCTTTTTTGATGATAACACAAGTAAGGGAGGATATTGGTGGTTCCATTTATGGAACTGGATATGATATGTATGGAGGCAGAGCATTAAAGCATTATCATATGCTTGCTCTGGAGTTTAGAAGAGTTGGGTATATCAGAGAAGAGATACCAGGAGTGAAAGCCCAAATATTGGTTGCTAAATCAAAGCTTCCGAATGCTCCTATGCTGAAAGGTGTTTCCCTTTATATCAATTATGGTTATGGAGTTGATGAAGGGAAGTCTTTAGTTGATATAGCAAAGGATTTGGGATACATAAGAGTTCAGGGTGGATGGTGGAAATTTTCTAAAGGTGATTCCAAAGCTTATAGAAGAAATGAAATAGCATTGGAGTTGTTAAAAAATGAACACAAAAAAGCTTTGGAGTTGCTATGGAGAGAGAAAAACAAACCATCCATATAGATGGGGAGTGGGCTGTTGCCGTTGTAAAGCCCCATAGTCATCCTTTAATTGAGTATCGATATTCAAATTATTTGCTGAAAAAAGGATTTCCAGAGATTTCTTTTTCATATATAAAACATAACAACAGAATATATCCGAGTTATTATCTGTTTGTTAGAATACAGAATCCGTTGAATTTTGATTTTGAACTATGGAGAAATCTTGAGCCAAATCTTTTCTTTTGGTTGCCTTACGGAGCAGAAAGACCATATATGATAGCAGAAAAAGATGTTTCTACATACTTTTCGAATCTTGAAAATTATTTGAACAAAATTTTCAAAAACAAATACGAATCTGGAGATAGAGTATGGATTCCTCAGCTTGAAAAGGAAGGTTTTGTAGTTGAAGTTAGACATAAAGTTCTTCTGGTCGCAACTGAACTGATGAGGAGAACTATTTATATTACTGTTCCAAAATCAGATGTTGTAATGATGAGGTAATATGATTAGAAAGCCTTACAGAATTGATATACTTACTGGAATGTTCCAAGAAGTTGAGCATATACCTGATAATATTTTGTTGTTTTCCATTTATGGTGTTCTTCTTGATAGATATAAAAAATCCAGAGTGATTGAATTTGATAAGCAATTTATAGAGCACAGAATGATATTAAGACTTTTATGGAAAAGGCTTTCATCTGAGATAATTGATTTGTTTTATGGAAGAAGATTAAAAATTGCAATGATTTTTCTTCAATCCCCTGAGTATCCAAAACCAGTTATAGCTTCTATTTTGGGAATGAAATTAAAACGATTATATTATGAAAAATTTGTTGTTTATAACAGATTGAAGCAAAGGTTTATTTATGAGTTTGATGTTTTGAAGTTTTTGGAATTGTGTAATAAATTGTGGGGTTCTAAATTGCTTATATATTCATATAAGTCTTTGGAAAAATTATCTGGAATTAAATCTGATAAATAGGAGGAATAAAGATGAACATTTTGATAATTGGTGATACACATTTTCATAACTGGAAATACAAAAAACTTGTTGATTATCAGTATGAATTTATGAATAAAATTATTCCTGATGTATTGAAAAACAATTCTGTTGATAGTATTGTTCTTCTTGGGGATTTATTTGAATCAAGAAGACTTGTTGATAAAAGACTCGTTGTTGCTGTATTCGAATGGTTAGAAACTCTTGGCCAGAATTATCCCTTCTTTTTTGTTTTGGGAAATCATGACTTTTATGATTTAACATATTCTCCATTTGAAAAGGCTTTTAAAAAGGTAAAAGTTATTTCAAAACCTGAAATAATTTCAGTAAAAGGTGTTAAGTTGGGATTTTTGCCTTGGAATTACTGGAAAGATGAAGATATGAAATCCGTATCTGAAGCAGAGGTTATCTTTTGCCATTTGGAAATAAAAGGTCACAAATACTCTCCAGTATATTCGTATGCTTCTCCAGAAGGTTTGACTTTTATTCCAAAAGACAAAATCATATTTAATGGTCATTATCACATTCCCTCTGATGAAGGAAGCTTGATATTCGTTGGTTCTATTTTACAGAAGAATTTATCTGATTTGGGTTCTAAAAAATCTGTTATTTTGTTTAATTCTGATTCAAAATCTTATGAAAGAATATCTCTTCCCCATCCTGAATTCAAATTGGCTTTGTCGAGAGTTGAATTTGAGGAAATGAGAACAAAATCAGATAAAAGCAACATAATTCCTGTTTTTCAGCCAGCAAAACTTTCTAATTCAAGTTCTACTGATATGTCCACTGAACAGTTGAATGTATTTGAACTTGTTGTTGGGGCAGTAAAAAAATTGTCGAAGCAGTTTAATATAAAAGCTGACTTTGGATTGAAACTTGTAAAAGAATATTATGAAAAGGAGATGTCTCATGAAGCTGATAAAAGTTAAAGTGAATAGATTTATGTCATTGCAAAATATTGAATTTGATTTTCCTGCTGGAGTGATTCTTGTTGAAGGCTACAATGAGGAAACAGGAGGAAGCAATGGAGCAGGTAAGTCTTCTTTGTTTGAAGCAGTATTTTATGCTCTGTATGGAAAAACTCTGAGAGGTTCTACAGATAACAAAGCCAATGTCGAACTTGAATTTATGGATAATGAAGGTAATGTCTGGTTTATTCACAGAACAAAGATGAAACTCTCTTTGTTCAAGAATGGAAAGGCAATAACTGATTTAAAAACAAATTTACAGAAAAGGATTGAACAAATTATTGGAGTTTCTTGGAGAACTTTTCAAACAATAATATATTTTACACCTTACACAATAACAAAATGGTTTGTTGAGTTTTCTGATACAGACAGAAAAAATATGTTTTCTGAGATTTTGAATCTCCAATGGTTAGATGCTTTGCTTAATAATGTAAAGAATAAAAGGAAAGAGCTTGAATCTCAATTTCTACAAAAACAAAATGAGTTCAATACTTCAAGGGCAATAATTTCTGAATTGGAAGAGGCTCTTAAACCTGCTGAAGGAATAAAATTAGCCATAAACAAAAAAATAGAAGCTTTGAAGGAAATGGGATTTGATTTTAACCAATCTTCTCTCCAGGCATTTAAGGAATCTATTGAAGAAGTAATAAATAAAATGTCGCAAGAACTTTCCCAATTAGAGTTTAAAAGAAGGGAATTAAGTGGGAAAATAAATGAAAATATGTCCCAGATAAGTAGAATAAAAGTGCTTACTGTTTGTCCTACCTGTAAACAGAAAGTTTCTGATGAGCACAAATCAAAAATTGAAATGGATTTGAAAATGTCTAATGATAACATGAATAAGGAGTTGATGAATTTATCTGCCAAAATAACAGAACTTCAATCAGAAGTGACAAGATGGACAGGTATTTTGAATATATTCAAAGAAATCGAAATTCTGCAAGCTCAATTAAATAATTTTTCAGGCCAATACAAGAGGCTCGAAAAGTATAAGAATTTGTTACCAAAACAATTCAAAGAATTAGAGAAACTTGAAAAAGAAGTTGAAGAAATGAAAATTTGGGAAAAAATATTTTCTCCAACTGGAGTAAAATCAATTGTTCTTGAAAATATAATAAATTTCGTTTCTCAGTATATGAAGGTTTATTCATATATAATGGGATTGGAAGTTGAGACTGTTATTGATAACAAAGGAAAAATAAATTACTCTGTTGACTATAAGTCATTATCTTCTGGAGAAAGAAGAAGAGTTGAAGTTGCTCTTCTTTTTGCTCTCAGACAGGTTATTCCTGTTCCATTTGATTTGCTGGTTATTGATGAAATATTTGACCATCTTGATTATGTTGGGCTTGAATCTGTTAGTCCAATAATAGAAGAATTTTCTATGGCGAATAATTTGCCCGTATTTGTTGTCTCGCACAGACCAGATTTGCCTATTCCTTATACTGAAAAGTGGAGAATAGTGAAAACGAAGGGGGGGATATCAAATGTCCTTGAAAGACAGTAACAATAAATTTGTGAAAATTATAGGAATTGACCCTTCTATTGTGTCATTAGGCTTTTCGGTAATACAGGGACATTCTAAATGTAATGATTTTGTTTATACTGCTGGTGGAGTGTTTGAAGTGCCTTCTGATTTGGATTTGGCTTCCAGATATAGAAGAATACGATATTTTATTGAGACTTTGTGCGAAATATATAATCCTGATATGTTTGTGATAGAGGATGTTGATTTTAGACCATTCATAAAGAGACAGGTTCAATCCTATTTGTTTGGCTCATTTGCTGTGATTTTATCTGCTATTCCATCTTATATAGGTTATTATGCTATTAGAAAACAAAAGGTGAATACCATTCTTGGCCTGATTGAGAAAGGGAAGAAAAAATCTTCAAAGCAGATAAAGCAATCTGTGATAAAAAGGTATGAAAAATACTTGAGAGGCATAAAAGACAAAAACAAAGAACATGTGGCAGATTCGATAGCAGTTGTTGAAGCTTTCTTGAGGGAAAGCGATGTTGGAAGTTTGCAAGTATAAAAGTGGGTTCTTAATCAAAAACATAACCTCTGAACAGCTCCGAAAGTATTATTCTACATTTGGTAGAAAAGCAAAAATTATTTCTGTTGATGGAGTTTATTCACTTTATTTGTCGAGATTAAATATTTATCACTTGAGATTTTTTACTGAACTTGATAGCTTTTTGTCTTTATCTCCAGAGGTTCAATCTGAAATAGAAATAAGTCAAGAAGAGGTTTTGAGGGATGCTATTGCTCAATATACTCCTGAAGAAATCTTTCCTGATGTTGATTTCAAAAGATATGTGGATTTAGATTTATATGATTTTCAGAAAAGAGCAATAAGAAGAGCTTTCAATCAGTTTTCGTATGGACTATTTTTTGAAATGAGATGTGGAAAAACCATTACATCACTTGTTTTGTCTGCTCTCTGGTTTGAAAAGGGTATTATTGATTCAATTGTAGTTGTATCTCCTTTATCTGCTGTTGAGGGATGGCAGAGAGAAATAGAAAGAATGAAAGTCCCAAAAATGAAATATTTCTTTGCTCCCGATTATAAGAGTATGTTAAAATTAAAAAAGGCTATTTCCAATTGTTGTTCTGTTGGGATTCTGCCTATTATTCATTTTCATTATGAATTTTGGAGAACGAAAAGATGGGAAGAATTTTTGAATGAAGTTTTGGGTTCTGTTGGGAAATTTGTTTTAATTCTTGATGAGAGTCACAAAGTTAAAAATCCTCAATCAAAAGTTCATAAAATACTTTATGCCTTATCAAGATATGCCAAAAGAACATTACTTCTAACTGGAACTCCAATAGGAAATACAATAGAGGATTTGTGGGCACAATCGAAGTTTTTGAATCTACAGCACAAACTCGGAGAAACTTTAACAAAATTCAGAGCCAAATTTATGTATTCGATTCCAGGAATGTATGGATGGTTTGAAAGGAAAGGAGCAAGACAGCAGGTTCTTTATCTTATTTCCAATTCGGTTATGTCTGTTTCACAAAAGGATGTATTTAAAACTCAGAAAGTATTTATGGAGACTCTGCATTATGATTTGAATTCTGAACAAAGAAGAGTGTATGATGGAATAGTTGATAGAATACAATTTGATTTGAAGGATGGAAAAATAACAATCAACAATGCTTTGACAAGGTCATTAAAACTTTTACAAGTTTGCTCTGGATTTGTTATAAATGACAATGGAGTAATAGAAGATTTTACTTCAGAAAAAGACAAATTGTTATTAGACATATTGGATACATATTCTGATGCTCCAATTGTAATTTGGACAATTTTTGATTATGAAGCAGACAAACTTTTGAAACTAATAAACAAAAAATTGAAGAGAAAAGCAATTGTTGTTGATGGAAGAACTCCAAAGGATAAAAGAACAAATTTGATTAGTTTGTTCAAAGAGGGTTCTTATAATGTGTTGATTTCGAAACCGCAAGTTTTATCTTTGGGAACGGATTTGTCGAGTTCAAGAATTGCTATATTTTATTCCAGAAGTTATTCACACATAGATAGAGAACAGGCTTTATCCAGATTGTTAAATCCAGAAGTTAAATCAGCAATTGCTATTATTGATTTAGTTGGTAGAAACACAGTTGAAGAAAGGGTTTTGGAAATTCTGAATAAAAAGAAAGAAATATCTGAAGAAGTAAAAAGTTATACAAGCTTTATCAAATTGATAAAAAGGAGCTGAAAATGACTCTAATAGATAAAGGAAGATTAAAAATGAAAGTTTCTGAAGTTGTGTCTGTTTGGAGGAAAGTTATTACTATGAAGAAAATAAAAACTTCGGTGAGAGGAAAAAGAGCGGAGCAAATAATAGAAAAATTGCTTAACAAACATCCAGCAGATGAAATCGTGTCTGTATTTGCTTCTTTACCTTCAAATTCCAGATTTGAATTATGGTGGTTGTTAAATGATAAGGCTTATGAAAGATACTTAAAGTCTTCTGAAGCAAAACAAAGGAAAGGCTCTTCAGAAGGAATAGAGCCATCTTTTAGAAATGATTTAGAATATGTATTCAATTACTTTATAAGAATGAACATACCCAAAATAAGACAGAGAAAGATGACATATCAAGAACTTTTGATGAGTTTGCCTTCTTTCGAACCACAGGTTCAAAGTTGGTTATTAGTTGACCCTGTTTATAGAGAACTTTCGAAATTGAGAATAATTCAGCCAAAAGAAACAAAACATCTGAAGGCTTTATATAGAAAAAAGTCAATAAGACAAAAACTTGAAACAGAATTTCAAAATTTTGTAGAACATCATCCTGATTTGAGAGAAATAATAAGTGAAGAATTGGAAGTGCTTGAGGAATTTAAACAGGAGGTGTGAATAGTTGAAAGCAAACATTGAAAAATATATTTTGAATACTATGTTAATTTCTCCTTCACATTGTATTGATTTAATAGATTTGGGAGTGGACAAATATGTTGAACATCCTATAATAAAACCAATTGTTTCTTTCATATCCTCCTATTATAGACAACACAAAAAGATTCCTCCTGCTGATTTGATAGTAGAAAATTTCCCACAACAAAAATACTTTCTTTCTGAGATTGTTAACCTTGAGCCTGCTCCTGATTGGGCTGTTTCTGAAGTAGAAAAATTTGTAAAAACGGTAAAGGTTCAGAAATTAACTGAATTTATTCTAACTAATTCAAGCAATCCGAAAATAACTCCTGAAGAGTTGTGGGAAAAGGGAAGAGAAATTTTGAGATTAAGAACTCCTTCAAGACTTGGAGTTGATTATTTTTCTGAAATTCCAAGACCATATTATGAAAAATTTCATCCAGAAAGTTTGGAGAACATTATTCCTACTGGACTTGTAAAGCTTGATGAATTGATGTATGGAGGAATGAGGAAAGGATGGTTTGGATTTGTTATGGGTGGAACTGGAATGGGAAAATCTGCTCTGTTAATAAATTTTACGGCAAATGCTTTGTTGTTCAATAAAAAGGTTTTATACATTTCTTTGGAAATGTCTGTTGATGAAGTTATGCTGAGAATTGATGCTAAACTGACAGGCAAAACAATGGAAGAATTATCTAATCCAAGTATGGATAATTATTTGAGGCAATTTCTTTCTATGGTAAAACAGAAATATACAGAAGCAAATTTGAGATTGATTTACTTTCCTTCGAAGAGTATAACTGTGAACAAAATTCCTTCAATCATAGAATCTTTTCAGATGATAAATTTCAAACCAGATTTGCTTGTTATTGACTTTGCTGATTACTTTGCTCCCCTTTCTAAAAGAAATTCGGCATGGGAAGAGGTAGTTGATACATTTCAGGTTCTGCCAGGATTTGCTAAAGAATATGATATGGCAATCTGGACTGCTACTGAAATAGGAAAAGCAAAAATGTATAACGAACAGGCAACAATAGATACTATGTATGGTGGTTCAGGAAAATCTTTTGGTGCTGATATTATTTTGGGAATATCTGCTACTAAAGAGGAAGCAAGGCTTGGTGGTTTAAGATTAACTGTGTCGAAATTTAGACATGGAAGAAGTTTAATTGACATTCCTGTGTTTTTTGATAGAGCAAGAATGTTAATAAAAACCTTATAAGGAGGTGTATATATGGGAGCTCATGGAAATTATGGAAGAAATAACGGTCAAATAAAGGTAGCTTATTTAAATTGGGTTAGAAAGTATGTTGTTTCTTTGTCTGATGAAAAGATTGTCGAAGACTTGAAGATTTTGGAGAATCTTCCGAAAGGCTATTATGATTGGGAAATTATTGCATGTCCACATTTCTCTCCAGAAGAATTTGAGTATATATCGAAATTTTATGTTGATTATTTGGGTCACGAGTTGAGATTCGCAATAAGAAAGAGAACATTTTACGATGGGGAGTATGTTTGGGAAAATTCAGAGGAGGGAAGTGTAATATGATTATTTTTGCTGTGTCTGTGTTTATTGCTTGTGTTGCTTTGTTTGTATTTTATTTGTTGAATATAAATAAATTTTTAAAAAGGAGGAGTGATGAAATGAATGAAAAAGCAAAAAATAAAAGCCTGGTAGATAAATTGTTAGAATTGGGATTTGAAATAATAATCCGCAAATCACATGAGAAAAAATTCGAAAGAGTTGCTGTTGAAATAATGCTATCAAAGAAAATAAAGTATCAGTCTCAGGATGTCGGATATATAGAAATAAAGTCATTTGGAATGGCAAATGATTTTGAGACAGCTTTAAGAATTGCTGTTAAGAGGCTTGAGCCTCTTATAAAAGTAGAGGAGGTATAGAAAATGTTTGTAAAAATGTATGAAAAAAATGAAAAGCCACGTAATATATTTACAGCATATCAGCTTGAGGAAGTAAAGGTGATAAAAGTAGGAGAAGAAAATTCTGAAACAAAAATCAAGTTATGGATAAAAGCTTCGTTTCCAGAAAAGGATGTTATTGAAATAGTATTAAATGAGGATGAAATGGTAAAAATTGCTAATTTATTGAATGAAAATGATAGGAGGTGATAAAGATGAGGGAATTAACAGCATATCATATAACTATAAGAAAGGACAAAGTATCATGGCCAAATGATAGTTTCAGGTCTGCTGAACATCAATTTTATAAATGTAATGATGGTAAAATAATAGTAGTTGCGAGTGACCCTTTCCTTATTCTTGAAAGATTAAAAATGGGAGATGTTGTCGAAAAAATAGAAGTTTTGGGAACTGGATATGTTTTCCAAAAGAGACCATCACTTTCAGAATTTGTTGATTTTGTGAGTTGTTACAAGGAAACTTTAGAAGAACTAAACAAAGCTATATCAGACAAATTTGGAGAAATGAAAACTGAAATCGAGTTTGATAAAAAAGTTATGTTTATTACTATTTACTCAACTCTCACTCCAGCTGAAACGTGGAACAGATTAGATAGAATATGCAAACAATTTGACTTTGCTGAATTGCCCATAGTCATAAGAATTGAACATGTTGATAGTGATAAAGAACCAAAAAAGGTGGTAACATTATGAAAAGTGAAACTGCTTTCTATTTGATGCAAATATTTATGGACAAATATAATGAAGTATTGCCAGGGGGAATCGAGGTTAAAAGAACTGACGAATTCCATCAATTTTTTGATTCGATGGAGTGGATTTATGAATTTCTTGAGAGAAAGAATATACCGAAAGATAAGTTCGAATTGGTATGGGAAGCACAAAGAAGATTAAGAGAATTCTACAAAAGGGCAAGACCAGAGTGGTTTGAAGAATCTAATCTCCAGAGGGCAATAACAAAAACAATTGCTATGCTTGTTGAGTCAGCTGAAACTTTGAATGAACTTCCCTGGAAACCTTGGAAATCGAAGGAGTTTAACAGGAAGAAAATTCTTGAGGAGTTTGTTGATGTCTTTCATTTCTGGATGGATGCTCTACAGGAAATGGGCTTTACGCTTGATGAAGTTGTTGACTGTTATATTAAGAAATGCAGAAAGAACATAGTTAGACAATACAAACATGAAGGATATAAATCAAAAACTTTGGAGGAAAAATAATGTATCCGACAATCAATCTTGTTGTCTTTGATAAGCTTGTTCTGAATCCTGTTTATCTCATTTATGAAACAAAGTTGGCTGTTTTGCTTGAAATAAATGGAAAGAAAGAGTGGATTCCCAAATCACTTTTGTATTTGGTAAAGGATAATGATAATAATCGAGTGTATGGCTGGATTCCTGATTGGAAATTTAAACAAGCCTGGGGTTCTATTGAGAAATTTAACACAAAAGACTTTATGATGAGTGACATTCCAAAAGAGGTAAAACAAAAATTCAGACAAATGATAGCTGGAGAATGAATCTAATATATAGGGGAAAGTGAAATGACTATTGTTATCAAATCAAATAATTTCTTCGAGGCAATAAATGAGGTATTCTTTCTCATAAAGGATAAAGGAAAAGTCAGAAAAACAAGAAACACAGAATCTGTCTATATACCTGATTTAGTTGTTATTGATGTAAAAGACCCAACTAAATTTACTTCATATCCCCATCCTTCCAGGAAGGTTTTTCCTCCTGCTCAATTTTATGAAGTTGCTTGGGTATTATCTGGAAGAAATGATGTGTTGGGATTGGAATTGGTTTTGAAAAGGGCAAGACAATTTTCTGATAACTTTCATCAATGGAGAGGAGGGTATGGTCCCCGAATACATTGGAATAGAAATATATTTAAGATAATAGAATTGTTAAACAAAGACCCAGAAACAAGAAGAGCAATCCTTCCTATATTTTTTCCAGAGGATGTCGAAGCAACTCATTGGTCTTTGGATATTCCTTGTTCGATTATGATTCACTTCCTTCCCATAGATGATAGGCTTGATGCAAGATTTTTTATCAGAAGCAATGATGCCTTCTGGGGCTTTACTCATATAAATTTCGTTCTGATAAGAACAATCCAGAGAATAGTTGCTTATTTCTCAAACAAAAAGGTAGGACATTTACAATACATTGCTTCAGATTTGCATGTTTACAAAAGGCATATGAACAGACTTGAAAAAATATTGAAAAGTGTTGTCTTTCCTACTTTAGTTAAATCATACCCCTGGGATGTCTTTGAGGATAATGAATTTGATAGTCCAGAAAGTTTCTTTAAGATTTTACAAAGAGATTTGGCTGTGCTTGATTATGTTTTGATGGATAAGTCAATAAAGAAAACAAAAAGCAAATTTTTACTTGATTCAAAACCTGCTGATTACTTATTGAATTCCCCTCTCAGAAGATGGTGGCTTCCCATTTTGGCTTGGAAGAAAGGTAATTTGGAAATTATGAAAGAATATATTGATAATGTTGAAGAAACTGATGTATATGAGGCTTTGGAACTATGGATGAGAAAAGAACAATAAATACAATAGGTATAATAGTAGAGACAGAAGACCAGAGAAGGGTCTTGGTTAATTATATAAAGAATGTTGCAAAAATCAAAGCTGATTTGAATTTGCTAAAAGTAAAACCTTTGCCAGTTGTTATTTTCTTTGAGAACTTGGAAAACTGTCCTGTATCATATGCAAGTTTGGAATTCGTAAAATTTCATTTAAGATTTTACAAAGATACAATATTTTTCAAACCTGTAGATTTGTTTAAATGGAGGATTTAGAACATGAAATTAAAAAGTATTTTGTATAATGTGTTGTCTCTTATTTTGTTAATAATTCTTTTACCAATAGCAATGATATATGTATCTTCAAACAAATGGAGGTAGCAAATTATGAAGACATTTGAGGATTATATGAAATCATTTTTGGAAGGTGAGGTTCTTTTGAAGGAAGGACTTGTGTCGGAGCATATTTACATAAGAGAATATGCTTGTAGACACTGTGATAAATTTCCTCCTCTTGAGGATGTTCCTGAAGATTTATCTGAACAATGGTTTTTTGCCATTAGAAAAGTGTTTGACGCATTTGAAGATTTAAGGGAATTTGTTGGAAGACCAATATTTATCTCTTCAGGATATAGGTGTAAAGAATATCAAAAGATTTTGACAGCAAGAGGTTATAAAACTGCTGAAGTAAGTCCCCACAATTTTGGCGTTGCTCTTGACATTATTGTTGGAGATGAAAGAGATAATCAGGTAGCTGTTTCCTTTTTAGAACTATATCATTCCGATTTGAGAATAGGCTTTCAATTGTATAATCATAAATTCATCCACATAGACACAGCATATTTGTTGCCTATCAAAAAGCTTCAAGAATTAAAGATACTTCCTACTCTTGTTAGAGGAGTTTCTTTGCAAAAATATTGGACAGAAGGAAAGAGATGGTAGGAGGCTGATATGTTTTTGTATTTAATACAAAGAATAATAATTTGTTTAATTGTGTTAATTATTGCCTATATAGCATTTGTTATATATTCTGTAAAAACAGACAGACTTTCTCCTGTTATTCATTTGGGATTGTTTTTTGTTATTATCTTTTTGCTTGCAGGAATATTTGTTTCTATTCAAAGGGCAGTTGAATCGAGAATTCCTTATATTTCATTCGAAAGAAAACCAACTTATGTTTATTACAAATTAAAATGTCCATACTTTGTTTCAATGGATATTTATGTTCCGAAAAGACTCTCAGATAAATTTGAGAAAGATTATAATGTTTCTAAAACTGGAGAAGTTAAGTTAAAGTGTATAATTAAATGATTATATTCAACTGGAATCAGCTGGCTAATTTCAAATTTCTTTTTACTTTCGATAGATTTTGTGTTTTTAATTTCAAGCTTCGTTATCAGCATGTTTGATGTGTGGAAATTTTCCAATTTTTGATAAAATCGAATCTAATATAATAGAGATGGAAATAAAAAGGAGGTAAAACAAGAATGAATGGAGAATGTAAACTGATAAAAGTAGTAATAGAAAAGATGTTTAGAGGTAATACCGTGGTGGCAACATATACAAATGTAGATTATAGAGAAAACAAAGTTCTTATTCCCAAGAAAACTGAATATAAATTTGATGAACTTGGATTTAAAGAATCTGAAAATTCGATGCTCTTGTTCGACAAAAAAGATGAAAGTCACTACTTTACGATTTTAAATGATTCAGTAGAAACTCTGTCCTATAAATATCACCCAGATAATAAGAAAGTTGTTCTGAAAATTTACTTTAAAAATGGGGATTTTCTTCAGCTGGAGAGAACTTTATGAAATTTTATGAACTTGAAGAAGGGAAAATTTATCTATCTCAAAGAGGATACAGAGTGGCAAGAATAGGTGAATTTTTGTATGTGTTGTGCACTGGAAATTTTATTGTAGAACAACATGACAAAGATGGATTTAATGAGTATCCTTTTCCAACTTACTTTCCGAAATCAAGTTTGTTGTATGAAGAATTCATAAAGGGACCACCTGCTGTTCAAGAACAGATAAAGAATGGTAGAGCAAAGAAAGAGATTGTTTATAAATCTCAGAGAGGAGTCAGAAATTTTGTTAAAAGAAAATTCGAAGCTTTCAGAAAGAAGATGATAAAAGAAAAGGCTTTACTTTACGGTTCTAAAAGATTAAATAATGAGAGAAAGAGAATTGAAGAAGAATCCAAAAGAAAGGTGAAAAGAAAAAGAAGATGAAGACAATTACAGGATTGCGGAGGTGTAATAGTGAAACTTGTTAACAAGTCAGTTCCTTTGATTGTTGAAGATTTTTCTACTTTGGAGTTGGAATTAGTGGATATAGGTTATTCTCCAAAATTGAACAAAATCTTTGTAAAGGTAAATTTCAAAAATAATGCTGGAAAAGTAGGTCAGTTTGAAGTGGAATATAGTTCTTTGCATAGTGAAATAAAAAAGATTAATGAAAAGTATTATTTAAGAGTCAGGGAGGTGAAAATAAAATGATATTATTTATTTTCATTTCAATTGTTGTTGTTTTTATTCTTGTTGGCTTGATTGTAGCAATAATTGCTGATAAAAGTCTTGTGGAATTTCTGCTTCTTATAGCAATAATAGTTTGTGTTGGAGGTATTGTAGGAAAGAGAGCAGTTGAAGCAATAAACATATATAAGGAGTTGGTGGCATTAAAACAACAAATTGTGGCTTTAGAACATAATGTTGATAGGATACGCACTGCTATTTATCAGGAAAACAATAATTCTGCCTTTGATTCCAAAAATTTCAAACAATCTACTAATTTATCAAATTATTTGAGAAAAGTTGCTGAATTAAAAGGAGAATATAACTACAAATTGAGAAAAGCTTATTTTCATCGTCATTACTGGCTTTATTATTGGTTTTGGGATGGATTTCTCATTCCAAGTGCAATTGATACAATGCAATATTACTAAATCAAGGAGGAAAATATGAAAGAAGAGCTAAAAGATAAATTGTGGAATACTATTATAAAGCATTTAGTATTTATTCGACAAACCACAACAATTAACAAAGAAGCATTGGTATCACAGCCACAGAATGCATTTGAAAATTTGAATTCCATACTACATGAAGAAATTGTGAGAGATTTGGTTGAAGGAGCGAAAAAACATATAATTGTTACTTCAGAAACAGACCCAGAAACATTGAGCATAATGCTTACTGGAAAATTGGTAGTTGTAAAAAATCCAGAAGAATTTTTGGAAAAAATAAGACAAATTCTTGATGAAATGTAGGAGCAAAATATGTATTTTTCAAAATACTTATGGGAAATTGCAGGAATTAAATTGGTATAAACTAATGGGAAGGAAATCATGATTGCAAAAATTATACTTGTTGTGTTATTTTCTCTGGTTACTTTCATAAGTTTCTTTACTTATTTAATAGATTTGATTCCCAAAAATCTTGATGACAGGAATGTAGGAGCAGTGATTTGGATTTCTTTTATAATAACAGTTGTGCTATGTAAAATTCTACTTTTTAAATAGAAGGAGAAAACTATGGGAATGGAAAATTATGTTGTGTCATTAGAATTAGCAAAGGAATTGAAAGAGGTGGGGTTTCCGCAGAATGATGGAGAATGGTATTGGATACAAGTAAGGCTTGGCTATAAATGGGAATGGAAGTTATACTTACTTGCGAATTCCCCTTATGCCATTGACAATGATAAAATCAGAGCTCCCCTTGTTGAAGAAATTACTAAAGAATTACCTGACCATATTGCGATTGAAAGGGATGGAGAAAGGAAAAAGTATTGGTTAAACATTGAAGTCTATAAAGAAGGTTGCCGTGCTGGATATAGAACTGACCCTGCTACGCTTGGTGAAATGCCAGAATGGTTGTATGTAAGTGATGTATATCCCAAGCTCTCAGATGCTCTTGCTCAATTATGGCTCTGGGCTTACGAACGTGGGTATTTGGAGGAGAGAGATGAAGATTAAAATTGAAACAAAAGAGACACCTATCCAGGAATTTGTAAAAATGTTATATAAATATGGTGAGATATGGGCAGAAGTCCCCTGGAACATACCACAGCCACGAATTGCCCTGTACTGCTATTCTGCGGTTTGGTGTTGATGAAAAAGGATTTTACTTTTATAGTGATAGCAAAGGTAAGGTCTATTTGGATATTTATAAAATTCCTTCTGTGCATTTAGTAACAATTACGGAGGAGACAAATGAAGATTAATGTAAACAACATTGTTAGATTGAGCTATATAAAAAGATTTTCTATGTTAAGAGTAAACTATCCACAGACAGTTGCTGACCACTCATACAGAGTAGCTATGCTGGTTCTCATAATTGCGGATAGACTAAATCTGTCTGAAAAGAAAACATATGAGCTTGTTATACAGGCTTTGCTTCATGATATAGAGGAGAGTGTTCTTGGTGATGTCCAGTATTACATAAAGCATATTCCAGAAGTCGAAAAGGCTTTAGATGAATACAAGAGAAAATTTGCTTCTCAGATTCCTATACTAAATGATGAAGATGAAGACAGAATTGTAAAAATAGCAGATATGTTAGATTTGCTTTTATACACAGAAGACGAACTCCGTTCAGGGAATACTCATCCTGATATAATACAGTTAAGAGAAAGAGCCCAGAGAATATTGAATGAACTTACTTCGGATGATTCTGAATTAAAAGAAATTGTCTTTGATATTTATTCGCAATTCAGAAATCAACCAACTTATCCTGGTCCTGGAAAATAAAAAACAGGGAAGGAAAATTTGTTTCCTTCCCTGTTTGCTTTAATGGTGTTTGTTTATATGCTGTAAGAGTTTTTGGGATTTGTGGTATAAATTTTCTTTCTGGTTATTTCTCCCTCAAATACTTCAGGAAGTCCAAGTCTTTTTCTTACTCTCCTTATTGTCCACCTCTGGCCTGAAATAATTTCTTCCCTTTCTTTTTCTGTTGTGTTTGCAATTATTAAATTTAGCAATCTTCTTTTATGTTCATCCAGAAAATGTGAACACAAAATGTTCTCATAATTGTTATTATCGTCTTCATCATTATCGTAAGCATCGTAGGATACAAAAACTCCCAATTTGCCAACAATCTCTAATATACGGTTTGTGTATGACTTGCTCCAGAATTTGAATTTATTTCTTACACCTTCTACTCTCGATATTTTCAACCACACGAGAACTCCTTCTTGGAACAAATCCTCTTCAGAATAGAATTCGCTGATAAATGGATATTTATTTACAATGAATTTTACACTTCCCCAGATATATTTTTCTACATTTGAAGGAATTGAAGATTTACTCATATTTATCTCCTTGTTTGGAGTTCTTTTATTTTACAGGTGCTTAAGTCAAGTTCAAATTCTTGAATTTCATTCTCATATTCTATTTTGATATATATTATTGCTTCATCATCCAGGCTTATTGGACTTGATATGTAGTAGTTGTATATGTCTTTATCTTTGATTTCACTTTCACTTTTCAGGAGTTCATATAATGTCATAACTCCCTCCTTTTAATTTTATTATATTGTTTAATTGTGGAAAAATAAAGTTTTTTGTTTTTTGGGATTTTTGAGTTGATGATATTTTATTTTTCATCATTTATATTATAAGGCTAAATTATGAAAAAATAAAGTTTTTCTTTTACTTGGAAAAAGCAGATTTTTACAGACTAACAAATTTTTCATATTTGTGATTTCTGAATGTGTTGAAAATACTGAATTTTTGAAAACAGCAAAAATCCTATTCTTAAATTTACAAAATATCAAAAATTTTCACATAATTGTAGAGAAATAGAAAAGCTTGTAAAATTAGTTAGTGACACTAACTATTCAAAATCCTCCTTTACAAACTGGGAATAAGAAGCAGATAAAATTGCACCTTCTAAATATTTTACCAAATGTCTCGGAATTTCTTGGCCTTCATTCAAATCCATCAATTTTTCTACTATTTCTGGGTCATACACTGAATAAACATATCTGTCTGGTGTTCTAACCAACATTTTATCTGGATATTTTGCAATCAAATACCACCCTGTATCCACTTTATTATCAGAGAAGGGTAAATCTTCTATTATCAGCAATGGTTCAGGTATGTTTATGTCAGTGAAATTACTCATATCATTTTTTACCTGTTTTCCTACCAGCTCCACATCTGAAGCTATTTTTATTGGAGTATTGAAGAAAAATATTCTGGAGTTTGAATCATATGAACCTTTGACTTTTAGCATGTTGCTATACCTCCTATTTTATTGTTTTACTGGTGTTGCATTGTCTTTAACTTTGTTAAACCATTGAACAGCACCCCAAACTGCCTTGGGGTCATTTGTTACAATATTGGCTTCAAAATTTTCTTCTAAACCTCCTTGTGAAAGATTCGAAGAACCCAGAAGTAGCCAATTGTCTATTATCAAAACTTTGGCATGAGCAGTTATTTTCTCCATTATATAAACTGACACATTATGTTCCTTAAATTGTTTCAGAAATTCAACAACTCCTTTTTTCAAAGACTTGTTGCCTTCATAATTTAAGATGAATTGTGTGTCAGGAATTGTCATAGAGGCTTTTGCTATTTCTTCTACTAATTCAAGAGCCTTTCCCTTTAAAGAAATCTGATACATCAACAAATATATTCTCTTTTTTGATTGTCCAAGAAGAACTTTTGCTGTTTCGTAATACTTGTTTCCTTCAACAAAATAAGTTATAGCTGGCATTTATTATCCTCCATTTATAAGATTACTATACACCAAAGTTCAAATCAGAAAGAGTAGCTGGTTTGATGTTCGAAGTTCCTGCATCAAATTGTCTTGATGTAGAAATAATGTTTCCCATAAACGTGACCTTATCTCCAGAAGAGGCAAGATAGAAAAATTGTGTTGAAATGCCTGCTATAATTATTTTAACATTATTATAGCTAAAAAATCCTACTATGGGTTCGTTAGAATCTCCACTATCCAAAGATAAACCTTTTGACAAAAACAAAGAAGTTGTTGAGTCATCTGTGGATTCAATATGACTTCCACTTATGGATAAGCTTTGAGCATTAAAAAGCTGATTAGTATGTTTTGAATATTTTATGGTTGAATCTGAAACCACCATTCTTTTTGCTTGAAGATTGCTTACCCCACCTACATCAGAGTTTATGTTTAAATAAGAAGAGGATATATAGCATTCTTGAGCATATTTAGCAGGTGCTGACATTGCATCAATTCTTGAAGAGGATATTGTAAAATATCTTCTTGGAGTCAATGAAAAATCATAAGTTATTTCTGAATTAAGTATTCTTAAGTCACCTATGTAATAAGCTCCTGAAACAGAAGTTTTTACTTCTGCAATTACTGAATTTGCTACTATTACATTTGGTCTGTCTAAATCAAACGCACTATCATCAGTGCTACCTTCTATCATTAATGCCCCTCCAGAATGATTTATATCCCAAATTTCATAGAAATATTCTGTGCCATTTTTCATTACTGAAATATCTGAATTGCTTAAATTCACAAAATAAATATATCTTGATACTTCTGTTGTGTCTGGTTTGAATTGGACATAACAATTGTAAATTCCATTTACTATATATGTCTTTTCTGCTTTTATTATGATTTCTGCAGGGGTGCCAGCATTAGCCGTTACCTCAACTCCATTATTTATTATATACAGTGTTCCAGAAAAAGAAATTGTTTGTGATACATTAGACAGATTTAACTGATTGTTTGATTCATGTGGAATCAATTTCAAAACAGCCACATTTCCTGAAATTGAGTTCAGCTGAATAATTGCATTAATAAAGTTTGTTACAGAGTCATCATTTGTTGCTGCCAATCTACATTCGACAGTGCAGTCAGATGGAACACTCCAATTCTGTATTTGAGAAACAATTGCATTTAGAGCACCATCTACATCTTTTTCCTGTGTTGAATCACTTATGAAATAGAATCCATCCTTTCTTCTTATTTTATCAGCAGTGTGGAAATATGTCCCAGATGTTATGTCACTTTTTTCTGAAGAGCTTAAACCATCACCATCAAGTTGGGTGTGTTTGTCAATAGTTGTATTTAAATCCTCAATGCCTGAATAAGTATTCGTTATCTTTTTAATTCTGTCTGCTGTATGTAAATAAGTTCCTGAACCAACATCAGTCCAGGATGAGTCATCCCTTTGTATGTGTTTTCTTATAACAGACTCAACATCATACGAAACACCTGCATATGAATAGTTGAATTTTATTTTGTTAGAATTATGAACATATGAAGTTCCTACATAAGTATAGTCAATATGGTCTTCAATAATTTCCTTCAATGACCTTCTATATTTGTTTTTAAAGTAGTCATTTTTTGCCCCTTCAGATGTTGTTTGCTCTCGTTCTATTCTGATGTTTCCAAGATTTAAGTAATGAAATTGTCTTATATCGCCAGGATTTCCATCATCACTAAATCTCATTCCAGTAGGATGAATTTCTATTCTTTCATAAATTACACCAATTTGTGATAGAGCAGCATTTACTGCGATTAAAGTTATAGGAACAAAATCTGTGTGCTGAATAAATTCTTCTACTGTTGTTAAAAGAGTTCCATCAACACCTTGAGTTGTTGCATCAGTTGATGATTTGGCTACATAGCCTTGAAAATTATCAAGAGAGTCATCCTCCATAAGAGGCTCATCAAATGATGGAGAAGAGGCAGTGCCTCCTACCCACCTGAATCTAACACCTAAACTTTCATCATATACAGCACATAACATCCAAATCTGAAATGTTTTAGTTCCACCTGTAGGTCTGCTAATGTAAATGTAATTTTCATCATCAGCTTGATACCTTTCTCCGTTGTCAGCAGGATTTGCTCCAGGAGTTGAATTTACACCTGCAACTACAATGTAATCGTTGCTTCTCATTACTCCAAGTTTTATATAGTCATGAACACCTGCTTCCCTTGATGGCTGGAGCGAAGTAAATATGTCATCTCCTGGAGTTTGTATGCCTGATTTTACCATATATTGCCAAACATCCCTTCTGCCTCCTATGTCTGACATAGCAAGTCCAAACGGATTATTCGTTGTTCTTGAAGATGAGCCTTTACAGGACAAGAAATTCAAAAGATGAGTAAAATTACTTACTGAAGCAGAAGGACTAAATGAAAGTCTTGTCAAACTTCCATCTGTAGCAGTGTCTGTCCAGAGAATTTTTGGATAAACGAACCTTCTTGAATCTTCTGTTACAGAGAATCCAGTGGAAGTGCTATAACTTACTTTTGCTAACTTTATATATTGGTCTGGGTCGGATTCAAAATCTGTTTCACTTCCATCAGGAACAAGATAGAAAGAGTATTGTGGAGTAGAATCATACGTGTCTGTTATTATTGAAGTATTATCAATAACTGAAATTATAAGAGTATCCCTTGTGTCTCCTGTAGTTGGATTAACCTGCATTGGAGATGCTGTTGATGTTCTATAAGCTACGAAAACATGGTATGTTGTTCCATCACTCATTCCAGTAGGAGAAATTGTAACAGAAGTTTCCGAAATAATGAAATTTTCTTTATTGTTTGTTCTTATTACTCCTGAATTTATTGATAATTGGTCTCCATTTGCTGTTACCTTAAACTCATTTCCATCTTTGCTCCCAAATATCCCATATCCGTCATACATTCCTTTTAAGATGGCCGAAATAAGAGATATGGGAATTTGACCAAGAGTATTAAGATGAGAAGGTGCTATTCTGTAATTTTCAAGAAAGCTCATTTTTACTTTTGTATTGGTTGCCATGCTAAATTACCTCCTTTTATGATGGCTCCCTCAAGGGAGATATAAATCCTGGTAAAATTCCAGCAGTTGCCTGAGCATTTGTTATATTATAATATGTTCCAGAATAGGAATCATAATCCCAAAGCCCAATCCAAAAAGTCCATAAATTGATTTGTTGAAAAACATTTTGTAAATTCAAGATTATATTTCTGACTTTTTTGAATTGTTCTTCATTTATAAATGTTAAATTTGCTGAATCGTAATATTTCAAAAATATGTCTATACCAGATAAACCTTTTTCGTCAACTGATAAATGATAATATTCAGTTGTTGGAAAAAGATATGTTTGTGTTGCTGTTACGGCATAAGCATAAAGAGGTATATTTATGTCAAGAGTCAAGCCTGAAATGTAATAATTATAGCCTCCATGAATATCTGGGTCATAACCTTTCAATTCAAATAAACAAGGAGCGACTTGAACTGGCAAAGGAAAGTTTGTTATTTCTGAAGCAGAGTAAGCTCCTATCCCCAAAATTCCTTCCCAGTCAAATACTGGAAAGGCAGTATGAATATAATATTTTCCATTGTATTCAAAAACTTCACCAGGAGAACTTCCTTGAGCAAATTTTATTCCTGGTTTTGCTTCTTCTATTGTTACCCACTCTAAATCGAGAGTTTTATTTTCATGATTAGCAAAAGCATTTAATATGTAATATCCTATTTCTGATGGAATTTCAGGAACATTAGTAGGTGGCTGTAATCTGTATCCAAAATTAAGAAATTTTGTAAAATCTTCAACAAATGTTATTGTTGGAGTAGCTCCAAGAGTCATTTCCCATAATGAAACTCCCTGTCGAGCAGGCATCCATGTAAATGGAAGCCAATACAATGAGAAATTGGAATCAATAGCAGTCTGAATAAATTTCTCCAAAATATACAACTGATACATACTGTATTTATAGGTTATAACTTGTTTTATGTAATCCAAGTTGCTTGGAAAGTTGGATAGATTTTCTGGTGTGACCAATCCACCAGCAGCAGGAAATGACAAACTCACATCATAACTTTCATTCTCTGAAATAAATCCAAGCAGTTCTTCAAAAATTTTATGGGATGAATCAGGCAAAGGATATGATTTTTGCAAATCTGTTTGATATAAAATCTTGTATAATGTTCTGAATGAATCTTCATATACATAGAGAGGAATGGCATAATTTTTTAGAGAAAAATCAAATATTTCATGAGTATTTGTTCCTTCTGCTATAACTCTATATGTTGCGGATTCTCTGGGGATATCAAATTGTAAAGAAAATTTTCCATCATTATCAACAGGAATAGGAGCAGAATCTACTATTACTGTGTCTGGAAGCCTTTTGAATGTTATGTTGATAGTTGTGTCTGAACTTTCTCCCTCTATAATCACACTCGTAGTTGGAGGAATTACATTGTCCCTTTTGTAGAACCCCTTTGGCAAAAGTCTCAGAAGATTGTGAAATATTTTAGTATTTTCAGGCAATGTTACTTTCATAACTATACCTCATTTATTGTCAATGTTCCCAACTTTGCATATTCCCAGTAATCTATTGTTATGTATGCATCTTCTCCAGGGGTGTATGTTTTCCCTCTTGTTATATCTGTTATAGAAGTTTGCGAAGTATCTATGTAGTCAACTCCATCAACTTCTCCTATTACAACAATCAAATCTGATATATCAATTCTGTCTCCAAGTCCTTTTTCAGAAAAGAAATTGTTAACAGCATCTTCAACATTAGATTGAACTTCTGAAACATTTACAGAAGTATTATACCTGATATACAAATCAATATCCAACTCAACTTTTCTGCCCAATCTAACCATAATTGTATCTTCAGAACCAATATACCATATACCTCTTTCCCACAAAGCACTCTGAATTTGTCTTACCAAGGGATGATATTTATATGTGTATGGATAAGAACCAGGATTTGAAGTGTGCTGCCAAATAGAACCAGAATAAATATTGTCAGCAGGGTCTTGTGTTATAGGGAGAACTGGTTCATAAATTTCTTCATAAGAATTTGCCGAAGCTTCTACATATATATCAGGCAATATCACCCAAACATCCATTCCGTAGCCTCTGTAATATTCTGGCTGTCCTACCCATTTGATATAAACATCTATTGCACCAGCAGTATAAACAACTTGTTCTATGAAGGAAGTCAGACTTGGAACTTGAACCATATTCCACTGTGCTATTCTCTCCAAAAAATCTTCCAGCTCTTCTTCATCTTCTCCTCCTTCAGTAGCACTTGAATTTGATACTTGAACTATGTTTGTTACTGTTCCTGAAAAGTCTTTCCAAGAATTTATACTACCTGCTGAAACATTAGTTGAACTACCTGTTGTTTCAGAAACAATAGGAATATCTGCGTAATACAATCCCAAATCTGAATCAAAATTGACTTTGACTTCTCCAACTATTAAAGGATAAAATTTTATTCCAGTTGTTGAGTAAAAAGTTAGATTTGTATTTGGTGTTGGAATTGTTAGAGAGCTTGAAGATAGATAAACCCTGACCATTCCATATGACTTCTTTGCAGGAATAGGCTGTAGTGGATAAAATCTTCTTTTGGCATCATTCTTTATCATGTCATTTAATTCATCGTCCGTAAGATTCAGGTGCTCTTTTAAAGCAGATTTGAGAATGTCATCATTATAAATTGAAAGAAAACCAGCAGGAGTTATTGACCTGTAAATATATTCTGCTATTGCATAGGCTCTTCTGAATTCCTGTAAAGGAACTGTAATGGAAATATCTGTGTGAGGCAATCCAGGAGCCCAAACAATGTTTGGTGCTATTGACTTTGCCCTATCCAATAAACTTCTTAAAATTTCATCACTACTTGGAATCTTCATTCTGTTCCTCCTTTAATTATATTAAACTTCTTCAGACAATGAGACTACAACTTTCGTAGGGTCTGATGAATCTAAATTTATGTCAATGTAGGAAATTCTTCCTTTCCATCCATATTGTTTTAGCAATGATAAAGATTTTATTATATTCATCATAATTGTTGCTTTTGTTGTTTTTGTATACTTTTGGCTATATTTGCCAGGAACTAATAAGCCAACTCCAATTCCTCCTACCTCTTCTCCGAATATAATTCTTGGAAGAACTGGTTCTAAACTTTCTTCAGTTAAATCATATATTTCAGATAAGTTTAAATCCCACAAATCATCTTCTCCTTTGAAACAAACAAATGATTTGAAATATTTTCCATTTTTTACATTGGGGCTTTCTCCAACAATAATTTTTTCAACTGGTTCTGTCTTTAACAATTCAGTGTTATAATCTATATTATTTATTAAGCTTTCTGTAAAATAGGTTTTTTCGACAGTTATTTTTTCTTCATAGAATTTCTGTGAAATAGAACCTATATAAAATATAATTACATTGCCCATAAAATTACTTCCTTAAAGCTGGTGTATTCCAAATTGCCGAAGGTATGATTCCAATATATTCTGCTACTAATTCCCATTCTGTTCCATCGGAAATTGGTGTTCTGTATATTGCAAAATAACTATCAAAAGGAGGAGGAGATACAATGTCTCCAATCAAGAATATATATGAATTGTCATGTGTGATAGCTCTCGGAGTATAATCCAATGTATCCGTTGCAATTGTTTTGAGCAAATTCAAATTTAAGTCTAAAACCGCTACACTATAATCAGATGAATTAATGAGAGTAACATAATTTCCATTTACATCAAATCCTTCAAATTCGCTTAAAATTGTATCACTGTTGTATATGTTTAAAATATTTCCTGACCAATCTATTTGTCTCAAGTAGTAATCATCTGCGACACAATAAAGATAAGAACCTTTCCCAATAACATTCAGAGAACTAAACGAGAATGAAGTCTGTTCTGTTTCTGTTAGTATATTGTATATTATGGCATTATAACTACTTTTTTGCCCAAACATAAGAGTTTCATCATCATTTATCCAGAATCTTTCCGCTGGTCTAATTCCAGAAGCTGATATATCAATTGCCTCTACAAAACCACCATCTGTTTTACTATACTTTTCAATATTTATTGATGTAAATGGTTGGGATATAGTATATAAATAATTTGAATTAACCATAAAACTTCCTGCTTCTGAATTTGTGAAGAATCTGTCTGTGTTTTTCCATCTTAAAGTAGCATCAGCATTGTAAGAAGCCAACATATAATTTATGCCTTCTCCTCCAGATATATCTGCTATAAGATAATGATAGGAGAAATCAGAACCAATCCAAATCAAATCTTCATAATACCCATCTAAATCCGAAACATCTCTTGTGTATCTGAGTAAAGTTGAAGTATCGTATGTATCTATTCTTGACATATTATGACTCCTTTATATAAATATTCACTTTTGTTGGGTCTGATGAATCCAAATATATTTGCAAGTCTTCTATGTTGAATTGTGCTCCATATCTCTTTAAATTTGCTAATGACTTGTGTATATTCAGTAGCATAGTCATTCTTGTCATTTCTGTGTATTTTTGACTATATTTTCCAGCTACAAGTAATCCTGCCCCAATACCACCAACTTCCTCACCAAATACAATTCTTGGCAGAAAGTCTTTTAAAGATGTTCCGAGATTGTCAATTTCCAAGTCCCAAATTTTATTATCATCTTTGAAACAAACAAAACTTTTTAGTTCTGAGCTTAACACATTTAATGTAATTTTTCCAATTCTAAAATACTCAATCAATTGTTCTTCTTCTGTTTCTTCAGTTAAACTTTTGAGTGCTACTTGTTCGTAGTAGCCTTTCCGAACTGAACCACAAACCAAATTAGGAAGTTTTGCTGTTGGTTCTCCTTCTGTTATATCAATAACTGAAACAAGATTTGTTTTTTCAAATACAGTTAATTCAACAGCAGAATAATTTGCCATTATTTAAACTCCTGTTTAATCTCCTAATATTGGGTCAGTTCCCTGTCTTACAAGAATAGCAGCATTTCCATTATCATAGATAAATTCGTATACAATTGAATTAACAGTAACAGTATCTCCTTCAGCATACATTCCTTGTAAACTTAACCTGAGATAAGGAAGCTCAAGAATTTCTCTGCGACCTGACGAATTTATGTAAATCCATTGTTTTCCAACAAATCTGCCAGGATTTCCATCAATGGGATTTCCAAATATTGAAGAAGTTCCGTTGCCACCCATATAAGTAGCAGCATATTCAATAGAAGTAAAGCCTGTAGTATTTCCTTTGGTAATAGCTCCGTCAATAAGTATACTGTTATAGCCAGAATTATAATTTGCCCCAAGATAGTATCCAAATTCAAGACTCCTATCAGTTAACAATCCAGTGTAAACTGCTTCTGATTTATCAGCTGTTCTAAAAGCATACAAGAAATTTCCATCACTAAATAACCAAATTCCATCTGGGAATGAAGCATAGGTTAATTTTTGTAAATAAGTGCTTCCATAATAAAAATAATCTTCATAAGAATCATAATTTGCTCCATAAGGAAAATACGAAGAATCTGGACTATCAAATGAATTGGGGTCTTGAAATGCTGAATGTCCTGGAGGATAAGCATGAAATTCTATATCATCTCCATTTGTATAAATATGTAGTATTCCATAAGTTCCCATATGAGTTTCTGCTGTTTTCAACAAAATCTCAGTAGAGCTGGGACCAGAACCAGTATATTGACTTTCAATCCAGCCAACATTTGAATTTGTTAAGAACTCTCTCAAAGACGAAATTACTTCAGACAAAGAATTCAAACCAGTATATTTGTGCTCATACCAAGTCATAATTAAACCTCCTCATAGTTATACAAAATTCCATCTGACAAGATTTTTGAGGAATCCTTTTCAAAAATCTTGTTTAAAGTTTTTAAGTCAGCCAGAGCTATTACCATTCCCAAAACTTTCTGTGGATATACAAATGAAATCATTCCATATCTGTTATTTTTTCCTTTCAGTTCCTGAACTTCATAATCTATATCAAAATTCTTTTTTAAATGATAAGACAATCTAACAGAAAATGGTTTGCTTCTTTCTTTGGAACGAATATCATAACCAACCATACCTCCACCATACTTATTTAATGTTAAAACAACATAAAGATTAGCATTTATTTTATTAGCAAAAAATCCTCTTTCTCTAAAAGAACCATGACCCAGAAAGAAAGCCAAGTTGCCTGTTTCCTCAAGATTTATTGCTGTGTCTAAAGCTATTTTTGACAATATGTGAGCTTCTTTTCCCATTGGAGTTGTTAGTCCCCGTCCTGCCAACTTTTTTGGCCTCCCCCAGAGTGTTGTTAATACTACTTTCATAGTCATTCCTCCTTTAATCAATTTTGACTGATGAAGAACTTATATCTGTAAAAATATCCGTATTTGGATTTAAAACTATTCCTATGCACATTAGTGCTGAAATTACAGTATTTATACTCATTTGCAAATTTGTTAAATGAAATTGTGTTTGTGAATCTCTGACTGCCTTATATGTTGGCGATTGTCCAAGTCTTACATCATTACTTTGACCAACTATTCTTGATGCCTCTACGAAAAATTCAGAAGTTAATTCAACAGAAACAGACTTTCCTTCATGTTTTATAGATTCTACATCTGACTCTACAGAGTCTCCTATCAAATCTGTTTTGCTGAATTTAAGGTTAATTTCTTCAATAAAGGCTTCAACTTTTTGGGAAATCAAATGCAAAAATTCAGTAGCAAAACTAATTGCTTTCGAAGCAACATTAAATACATTTACGACAAATTTCAAAAGTTTATTTTTTGTGAATGATATAATATTGTTCGATGTATTATAAGTTATAGAAAATACTGTAGATGGATATTGATTTCCTCCCAATTTCAATGAAATTCTGTCCCCTGACAAAGGAATTCTTCCAGACAACTCGGCCATTCCATCACTTGTTATTTTTATCAAGGCATTGGAAAAGGGATGCATATATCCAAAGTCAGCTTCATCAAGAATAAGCTGATTTCCTGGCAAATTTTCAGGATAGCTTTTTGGCAATACTCCAATAATAATCCATTCCTCTGATTCTGTGTATAACAAAACTACGGAACTATCTTTTTTCAATATTCTAAAATCAATAGAACTTTGAACACCATCAACAACTATTTGTAAAGAAGGAATGAAAACTTTATATGTTCCCAGAGGAACTCCATAACCGTAATCATCAAGGTTTCTCTCAATTTCTTTTATGGTTCCAAAAAATACAGGATTTGTCAGTATTTCTTTTTGAATTTTTCTTAACATAATGCCTCCTACAGCATATAAGTTGCGTAGTTAAAGGCTATTCTTATTCTATCTTTATAGTAAGGGTCAGATGGTAGAGCCAAAATTCTATTTCCTACTTTCAATACACTTCCAGGAGAAGATTTTTTATTGTCCAACTGTGATTTTACTTTTTCCAAGTAATTTAACACAAAATCTCCATAACCAGTAGAATTATAATATACCCAAACATATGGAGCGTCAGAATTTGCCTTTTGCCACTCGAACTCCCCCGTGGGAACTGTTGAACCTGTGACAGGAATAACTCTGAGTGTTAATGATGGAGAACGAGAAATGATATTAGAAACTAATGAAGAAAAAACATTATCCCAATCAATTTCAAGAGTGTAGTTGTTAGAACGAATTCCCTTAAATCCAATGGGATATGAAAATTCATAAGTTTTTATTCCAAATGACCCAGAGGCAGTGTGTG